GGACCAGCTTCCTGGTGTTCCTGGTGCACCTGTTACGAAGAACTCGTTTATAACCAGCGGGTTCTTTTATTTATTCATCACAAAATAACTATTTTATTATGATTTTAAGTATCCAATTTCCCTCTGTCGGATTAATAAATCCCTTTTTTATAATTAGACACGGCTTTATTCACTTTTCTTGTAATAGTAATATCTTCATAGAAATTCATATCTTTATATTGTCTTGGATTCGGATTGTCTAATTCATCAGATTGACACCCTTCGCGATTTAAATGATGTTGAAACCTTTCTTCTGGGCACCACTTCAATCCGCCCCACGAAATCCACTTGCTATCTGATACAGTTACCCTTTTTACGGAATGTAGCTCCCCATCTCGTTTTAATAACCATAAGTATTCATCCAGTTGTTCTTCCCAAGCTTTATATGAATTACCAAACATCATTACATGATTTTCCGCAAATTGAACTCGTACGATTTTATCCTTTTGTTTTCTAGCCATTTCTCATTCCCCCAATTTATTTTCAAATAACGCTTTTATTAAAAATTAATCATCATAGTCTGTATCATCTTCTGCCATAAAATCTTTCTTACATTCAGGACACGTAGCTGGAAAATACGGATGATGATTATCATCATAAAATCGGAACTGATTCCCTTCTCCACAGTGAGTACATTCCCAATACCCTTGCATAATATAACCTCTTGTTGTTTCTGGTTTATCATTACCGACTGAATAAACTAGATACGGTTCGGCTGTCTCGCTATAGTGTGGTTTATACATAAAAGGTGTTAAACTTGGCATTTCTCATTCCCCATTTCTTATAAAATTCAAATTGTATTAGTATCCGCTGTCCTGCCGATCATGATTAATTTTATTTTTTTCCATATATGCTTGTTCAATTTCTTCCAATTTGAAACCTAACATTTCTCCTAATCCAAAATAATGACTAAGTAAAATGTCCGCATTGATTGCTGTAGGCTTATTTTTCAGACGTACTGCCAATGAATATATTTCTAAGAATTGCTCTGTTACATCGTCACAAAATATTGCTACCGGTAAGTTAACTTCGGCTCCCGTATGGATACATAAACTAATCGCGAAATGTAAACCGTCAACATACTCCTCTAGCAATGGATTTTTATCTATAACAAGGTGCCCCGCACACTTTTCGCAATAATACCAGTGATTACCTAATCCATGTGTACCTAAGTTTTCATCAGTAGGCGGCTTCCCTCTGCCATACCCTTTTTCAGAACATGTGGGACACGCTAATCTAACAAACGTTCTTGGATTACGATCATCGCTCCAAAACTTAAATCCTCGCCATTCCTTCATGCATTCTGCTACTTCATCAATAAAAGCTAGTATTCTTAATTGGAATGTCTCTTCCCAAGTTAGATTTTTTTCTTCTAAAATTCGCGCATCAAATCTTTCTTGCATTTTAAATAACGTATTAATATTCATGTATTAACCTCTCCTCACACTTTTAATTTTTGCTCCTGGTATTAATAGACTGCAGACAATATAACGGGCCTCGTGCTCATCTTTGGCATTTTCAGTGACACTGAGCGTTCCATCCATTGGCGGAAGTTCATATTCGACTATGAAGGGATACATACCGTTAGTTCCCCTTTCCCTTTACGAAAATCCTTAATGATTGCTCCTGCTTCATCAAAATAAACAATTTGCCATCGTGGATCTGCTTTCGATTCATAAGAAAAGCCATCGTAGATTACTAGCAAATCAGATTTATGATTCCCAACAATCGTGGCCATTTTCCCAGCTATTTGTACTCTCATTCCCATGCGAGCAAACTCAATCTTTCTGTATTTGCACATTCTGATAAAATTCGCTTCTTTTACATAAAACTGCTCCAAGTTATCTAGGCCAAGATTTTCACATTTCACTATCTCTTTAAAAACAGGGAACAATATTTGTGTTTTATTCTCCTTAAATTCCTTGTAGTACATTGACACTGCTTGTGCTTCCGAATGAGCAGCAATCTCCATTTCGTGCTTCTTACCTTTTAATTGAATAGATAACCGATAACGATACTGTATACTCATCTTTTCATCCCCTTGCTTTCCGATTCCGCTTCTTCTAAAAGAAGCACCAACTCCGAAATATGCAATTCCCAGAGTTGGCGTTTCCCTTGTTTAAAAATCCCTTTATCGATAAGTAGCTCTATGATGCACTGCTTGTCCATTAGTCCTCCAGATTTGCTCTATCTTCCGCTAAATATTGGAGATTAAGTTCTGATGCAGGTCGGGAAGTAGCTAGATATCCATCTTCTTCATTTCCATATAAAACAATTACTTCACCCGTCGTATTTAGTTGCTTCACAACTCGAACCCACGCACCTTTTTTGTCCGTAGCAATGTCAAACGGCATAAAAAGATTGAATTTTCTGTTATTTTTTACGAATGATGCAGCACGTTTTAATTCTTTGACCTCTTCCGACGTTGCAAGACGAACATCGAACATGTCCATCGGCACCTCGCCACCATTGTCATAATCGTATTTACCTAATTTAAATTCTATAGCGTAATCAAATTGCAGTTTATTATCTTTCACTCCACAACATTCAGCGATCCATTTCACTTTTTCATTTCCGAAAACAACATGATCGCCTTTTTGAATGACAGGACTCTCAACTTCGTAACCTTCTTCAATTGCTCTAGCTAGCTTAATAAGGTTACCTTTTTCAAACAGCCAAGTTGTTTTGAATAATTTATGAGCTTGCTTATCTAATATCTCCCACATGGCGTTTGGTGAACTGGAGTATCCTTTCAAATCTAAAACCTCTGCAATTTCTTTCGGGATCTTCACAAGTTCTGCAGCGGTTTCCTTCACTTCACTCTCCACTGCAACAAGGTTTTTTTCATTTATAAAAGCTAGTCCCTTCTCCTCTGCTACAGCCCACATACCAGGTACTCCCGTTTCCCCAAGTACAATTCCTACAATACGATCACACCCACAATTACATTTAACCTCTTGTTTAAATTCGAACTTTTTCATTTTCTTTTCCCCTCTCGTTATCTCAAATATTTTTCTACTGATAATGGTTTAAATCCACTGTCAAAATAAATTCGTAACCTTACTGATTTACCACTGTCGCGCATCTTCTTACATAACTCCTCAGCTGCTTCCCAACTAAAGTTTTTCACTTTAGATCGTTGGTAGCGCCATAATGCCGTTACATAATCCATAAATAGATCAAATCTATAATCCGGAGTAATTTTTTTAGGAAGCTCATCAACATCTTTAGCATTCTTCGGTATTTTTGCTACCACATCCGCAAAACTTACTTTCCCTTTTGTTCGTTTCACATGCGCCTTACGTATATCGAACTGCACAATTTCCGGCTCAACATCAAATATGTTAAGTTGTTTACTCATAGCAGTTCACCCACTCACACTGTTAGGCCTAATTGTTTAATCTCTTTTGCGATATTCTTTAAAGCTTTTGGACTTAATATGACTTTTCCATCAGCTAGAGAAATATTTTCATAGTTAACTTCACCAGTAACCACACACGCATATGACGCCTTATATTTCTTCAAAATAATTTCATTTTTTGTAGCAAATACTTCTACCGGATCTCCTTCGTTAATGTCTAACAAACGACGGAGTTCTATAGGTATTACAACTCGCCCTAAATGATCTATTTTTCTAGCAAGACCATTAGATTGTTGTTTACTTAAGACAACTGTGTCTTTCTGTCTAGAAATCTCAATTAAATCACCATCTTTAATTCCTTGTGTACGGCGAATTTCAACTGGAAGTACAAAACGTCCTAAGTTATCAATTTTTCTTACAATACCTGTTGCTTTCATGTTAATTTCTCTCCTCTATACTCGTTTTTTATATTCATCACTTCATCACCATCTCACCAGGATTAAAAATCAAACAGAGATAGCTGCTCTACCTTCTCCTTAACTGGTGCTTCTTTTTCCTCTATTACGTATGAAGCGTTCTCATCAAACCATTGCCATTCTATAAAGCTATTTTGCAGATGGCATCCCAAAAACTTCCCATCACTTATCCTATACACGTAGCAATTTTTACTGGATTGGCTATGTGCATATTTACTCGTGCTCAATAAGTACTTATGTCCTATTTTTAAATTAAGAGTATTAATTGTACTTTCTGCTACCACAACTGCTTCATCTTGCAAATCAATTTGCGCGGCAGCCATTTCATCTTGAGGACTTTGTTTTATATGTTCTATTCCTACTCGTTGTATGTAATGTCCATCTGAATCTGGATGCTCCATCCTTAACTGAATCCCAAACATTTCTCCCGGTATTACAAAATCTACGGTTCCCCAGCCATTAAAAAGTAAATCTTCAACAAAAACTCTATCCCCTTCAGCGATCATGCGAGCACCTCCTAGTTAATTTGCGGTAGTGCAGCAAGGTAATCTAATGCGATACCTCTTCCTGGTCCACATCGGATGCAATTTTCTACAAAGAATTGATAAGGAATACTTTTCCTGCCCCCTTGTACTGCTTCCGCCCACCATTCCGCTAATTGGTCAAACATTAATATGTAGTGTTCTTGATGATACGAAAACTCTACTAACATGAAGCTAATTCCCTTTTGTTGTTGATGTTTTCGTAAATATGTTACTTGATGACTTTTTATATTTTGTAATGGGAAATTCGTTTTATTATTTGTGCTTTTCGCATCAAATGCGATGGATACTCCATTAGTTAGCCCTTTATAATCCACAGTACTTTTATGGTCATACCAGCCACTTGCGATTTGCCCACGCTGATCTAATTTCTTCACTTTAACTGGAGTTGCTACTTTATCAATCAATGCTACTTCCCTAGCATCATACTGCGCGTTCGCAGTTTCTATTGCGATTTCTAAAGGATTCCCTCGATTTGCGTAATTCGTAGCTTTTTTCACCATCTCACCACCTACTTACCATGATTGAATTTTTCATTATAAATCCTTGTTAATTGTTCATCAGAGCATGAATTCAAATATTCTTCATTGTAGTTACTATTCAAAGAAAGCAGGATAATCATTTCATCTCTTGTCATTCAATGATCCGCCCTTAAAATCAGATTCAGGGATATAATCAGTAATTTCCCACTCGATTGCATCGTACATGCTGTTCCCTTCTTTCTAGTTCTTTAATTGCATTTCTTTTAAAACTACTTTTACATTGCTCAAAACGTATAATCTGATACAACTGCATCAACGTCGCTTTCTTCATATAAGGGCACATGTTACTGCCTCCTATGTATTCAAATAGAATATGTACGCTTTAAGCGTATTTTTACTTCAAAAAAAATTTTACATCTATGTTTAAAAACTCTGAAATAGCTAATGCCACCTTCAGACTAGGAACTCTCAAATGCCTTTCAATAGTAGCATAATAACTTCTTGATATACCTAAAGCTTCAGCTACTTCACGTTGTTTTAAACCTTTCTTCTTGCGAGCCAATCTCACATGGTATTCCTCATGTTTCTCACTCATCAATCTACCTCGCTTTTTGTATTCTTTAAGCAACATTTTTCAAATTGATTATACAACTTCTTCTATAATTTAACAACCATTTTATGAAAAAATGCATATTTTTTCTTCTTGTCTCCTTAGTAATGTTGCATTTAGTGACCAAAAACCTCATAATAAGGAATAGGTATATAACAAGAGTCTGAAAGGAGATACAGAAGTGGACAATTCTAAAAAAGATATAAAAAATGTCTCCCAATCCTCAAATGATGTGACCTCCATACAAAGAAAAGATATATCAGAGGATGGTTTTGAACCTAGACGTTTAAGATATTTGAGGAAAAAACATAATTTAAAAGTAGATCAAATAATAAAACATATTGGCGTAGCTAGAAGTACTTATACCGGATACGAACAAGGGCATAGGGTACCGCCATCAAAAACTATAAATAAACTAGCAGAACTATTACATACCACACCTAATTATTTATGTGGATACACAGATTTCGAAGAAAATCTAGATAACGAGGATCTACAAGCGATTCTAAATAGCATGAATCTAAAATGGGGCAATAAACAACTAACTGATAGTGAAAAAATACAAATAGCAAATGTTATAAATGGCTTATTACAATCTGTACCTAAATAATAATAATAATAATATCTAATTAAATTTTTTATCCTATAAAACCAATAATTATAATAATAGTAATATATTTTATATCTATAAATAATTTTCTAACAAAAAAGAACCCCGCTTATGCAGGGTTCTTTATTTTTTCTTCAATTGCTTCTATTGATCGTTCAGGAAGAATGCCTTCCGCCACACAACTCGTTATAACTTCACGTAAATCTATACCATCATATGTATTATTCTCTTGGTGTTCTCTTAATTTAGCAAGAAATGCTTTCATTTTTGTCCCCCTACATCCGTTAAAAGTTTAGTGTTTTTTCATTTTTAAATTTTACTAAATCCCCATAAAAACACGTAATGACACCGCTCATTTTACGGTGTCATCGCAAGAATAATGTATATATTAACCTGCGCCTCCGCCAGGTCCCGCTTCACTCATAAGTATAATTTGATTGGGTACTTTTTTCGCTTGTGCTGCTGTTTCCGTATCGTTAGACGTTGCTACGAAGCCAATTGCGATCGCAGCTGCAAGGACTAATGCAGTAAGTTTCTTCATAAAAAGCCTCCTATGTTCTAGTTAAATAAAAATTGGTATTAATGTAAATTGCGCGTTAGAATATATTCTTATTGTAACATTACAACTTCACATTTTAAACGTTTTTGTAAAATATTTCTTTATAAATCCCGTAAATACTTCTTCGGAAGCTCCGCGTAAAACTTATTGCCATGTTGCTCAAAGAGTATTATAGACTTTTCAAGATGAACCTTATTCCCAGTAGCCATACCTAAATAGTAATAATAGTACGGTCTAGCTGCTACGTCATCACTTTCTTCTATTCGTTGATTTAGTATTTTTATAGCTTCTTCTTTGTGATTCAATTGAATTGATAAATGCGCTCTTTCAGCTATAGATCTTGGAACAATTTTATGTAAATCAATCTTCGCTTTAATCTTGATAAAATCTAGCGTGTTATTGAATTCTTGTATATTTTTTTCAAACTTATCCGTTTTGAAGGATTCTAATAAGTTTTTTGCTTTTTGAACCCATTCAATTGCTTTAAGTATGTCCTCGTGTATATATGATTGCCCTAAGTAGTGGAATATAGATGCTGTGAATGCAGGGAAATCATTAGTATTCTCAGAGGAAATAGCTTTCAATGCAATTTCCCTCGATTCATGAACTTCATTGTTCATCAAATGTGCTATGACCTTTAGTTCTTCGAGACGTATTTTATATGATCTGCGGATGTACTCGTTGCCAATCTCCTTCTCTTTACCTTTTTTCTTCTTTTCCGTCTCTTCCTCCTGTTCTTCTGCATGTTCTATAGGTGCAAATTTTAACAGGCCATTGTATTCTCTTATGTCAATGAACGAATACATAATAATTAAACTATGCAAAGACTTCATTTCAATAAAGCTGGGCTTTTTCTTTTCCTCCATAATTTTAGCCCACAACTTATTCCCCTTAAGTTTCCCTTTAGATCTTTTGTATACGTAATCGTAAAAAGTAGCACATTCTTTCACCATTGCATTACGATGATTCAATCCTTTTTGCACTAAAAAGTTCAATAAATCGTATTCTCTTTCTACACTAGCAAATTCCATTGCTACACAAAGATTTAACGGTTTGGTTGTACCCGTGCAAAATTCGAAAATTAATCTTCTTTCACGTTCTTCATCTTGGTATATGTATCTAACCATGTTCACGAAATCCATAAATGTGATTCGGCTTGTTCCACTAAAAACCTGACTTACAAAACCATTAGATACCGCTAGGAAATCTGCGATCTGCTCATTTGTAATTTTTCTTTTCTTTTTATCCACATTTATTTCTTGCAAAAGAGGTAATGTGTTCACAGCACTTTTCACTCTCCTATCAAAATACTAACTCCTAGAGTTAAGCTCTTGAAGAAAGTATACCCTATTTTTCCTTGTTTTGAAATGAAATATAAAAAATACTAAACGTGTATAGTATAATTTATTTAATCCAGATAGGGCGAGGAGACTTTAAATTATGGGACGAATTCAATTCACATTAGAAAAAACACTAAACGAACTTAACATGTCACCTTATCGTTTGTCCGTTATTTCACAAGTTAGAAGTAACACTATTACCGATATGGTGAACAATCAAAGCAGCCGTATAAACATCTCTACATTAGAATTAATCATTACATCTCTTAATAAAATTGCTGATGAACGCAACTTAGATCGCTCTTATAACATCAATGACGTATTTATTTATGTTGAGTAACTTTCTATATTTTAGCAGAAACGAACGAAAAACAGAACACCTGTTCTCGAAAAAGTTACCATTATTTTTCATGAACATAAAAAAGAGGATGATTTTCTATAATCATCCTCTCTTTATACACGTTAATGTTGCTAAAAGCGTACAACGTGCTATATACTGTTCATATAAAATTCATAGCATTATTGGTCATACTTCATACATAAACGAGGTCGATCCAATTGTTCGCCTCTTCTTTTTTCAACAAAATTCTGCTATGATGAATGCTAGATACATATAAAAATTACAACAAAAACATTTAAATAAAAAAGAAAAAACCCCGGCAAACAGTTTTCGATGGTCGAGCGGCCAACTCACAATACCAGAGAAAACTCGGAACAGCAGAGGTTATATCTTACGAATTCAATTGTGATGCTATCTATAACGATATTATCACATTTTGAAAAAATCGTCTAGATATATCCTCTAGTTTGCTGTACCCATTTATAACCGGGGAACAAACTGGAGGTTTTTTTATGTCAAAAAATGCACAAGGTAATAAAATATCTGGAAAACAAGCTACGAAAGATGCCTACATTAAATTATTTGAATTCCTCATGTTCGATCAAAATTATCGTACATTGTCACCCAACGCAAAAATCCTATATTCTTTTTTAAGAAATAAAATTAACTACTTCACAAATATTACTACGGCTACTGAACTAGCATTAGAAGAAGCTGCCGCTAACGGAGAAACGTTGAAAGGTACTAAGTCCTACAGAGACAGCGATGGATATATATATTGCATCGCTGATAATACAGAGCTAGAGTATTTACTTAACGTTGCAGAATCTACTTTAACTCGTATAAAAGCAGAGTTACATGTTGCTGGATTATTACTTGAAGTACCTACTAAAAATAAGGCTAACCGTCTTTACCCATTAGAACCTAGCTTGGATGATCTACAAGAGAAGTGGCAGTATATACAAGAAATTAACGAACTGCGAGAAAAGAAAAAGATAGCGGCAGCTGAACGTGCGCAAAAACATGCAGAGAAAAAAAGAAAAGCTGCAGCAGAGAAAAAAGCTCAAAAGTTAGCGGATAAACAGAAAAAAAGTAGTAACAAGCAAAATGAAAGTTACAGTAACAAGCAAAATGAAAGTTACGGTAACAAGCAAAATGAAAGTAAAAAAGAACTTAATCTATCAGAATTAGAACCTAGTCCTTCTCATTTAGAACCTAAATATCTATCTATCATTAATAGATTAAACAATACAGATTTACATGATACTACTAAAATTGTTATCCAAAGAAACATTGATAGATTGACAGATAATAAACTTGATATCATTGTAGATTTATTTGAATTATATAAAACGGAACTATCTACAGTAGCATTTAATGCTGTAATTAATCGAGTATTGAAATCTAAAGTAACGAAAAGTTTCCAGGGCTTACTAGAGACATCTATCAAAAAAGAAATCGCTACTAAAATACCTGAGGCAGAAAATAATGCTATACGCAAAGAAAAGCTTCCTAAATGGATGAATGAAGACGAGGACCAAGAAACAGTTGCAACCGATAAAATGGATGAATCAAAGCTTGAACAATTTAAAAAGCAAGTGTTAGAAACTGCCGAAAGTATTAATATTATTGTGGATGTATCGAATATCACATTAGAAAACTATAATGTTTCTGGTACATATTTAGACATGGGATTTGACTGGAAAGATATAAGCACAATTTTTTCATCAAGGAAATAATATAAATACACCTTAAGTGTCGCCACTTTAAAATCAAAAGACGCATGTATTTTTATATGCTTAAAGCAGACTATGAGCCCCTCTCTCTATATGCTAAGATGATGATGACAACATATAGGAGGTCTATTACTTATGGGCTTATTTGGAACTAAAAACGCTAAAACTATTACAGATACAGAATTTTCGTGGAAAGATAATAAAATTAAAATTACAGATACATATGTAGAGTCTTCAGGTCTAATTAATTTTGTTCGTGTACCTAAGAAGCACATCGAAACAGTTGCCTATGAAATCAAGACAGGAAAAGTATCTATGTCTGTAGATATCAACCTTATCGGAAAAGGTGTAGTACTTGGGACAATTGCTGTAGGTATTGATTTGAAAGAAGAAGTTCAAGATTGGTTACTGAAAAATTTAGATTTAATATAGGGTATTGTATGGCATTATTGGTTAAATTATAATTAAAGAGCAGACCGCAGTATGATTGTGTTCATATAACTCGTACAGTTTGCTACCAACATTCTGTACAACCACTTTGTGTAGGTCACACCAATATGATCTATATAAACCCGTTGTACGCCAATACAACGGGGACCCTATTGTTTTTATCGCAATAGGGTTTATTTTTGTTCTTTTTGTTAACTATTTGCAACCTTTTAGCAAGACTTTAGCAGCGCACGTCGAATTACTACTGGTGAGGTGATGGCGTGGTGATGAAAGAATGGTATTCGATCCAAGAAGCAGCGGATACGTTGGGTATTAGCCATACTTCTATCTCAAGATACCTGCATACTTATCCGGATTTTTTCAAAGTGAAATCTGTTGGTAGAAAAAAGATGATCTTTAGCGAAGGATTGCCCCTGCTCCGGCAGATAAAAGAATTATACGCAAAAGGTATACAGACGCATGAGATTTTGGAGCACCTGCAAGGATCTATCCCGGTATATCATGATGTACGTAATGATGATGACATGGTGAATGAATTTTCATTGGCAAAAATGGAGCCATTTCTAAAGAGTTTGGAGACCATAGTTAACCAGCAACGTAATTTATCTGAACAGAATACACTTTTAGTTGAACAAGTTATAAAATCAGATCAACGAGCAGAGCAAATCCATGAGCAATTGCTGCAATCAGATAAACGGAACCAGGAACTTCAGGGGAAACTGCAAGATCTTACAGACAAAATGAATACCCTAATAGAAATGCAGGAAGCAGCTGCTACAATAGAAAAACAACCGTGGTACAAACGCATATTAAAATAAGCGCAGCAGCAAGAATCCCTTGTGGACGTCTTGTTGTTTTTCTTTCATCAATAGTGGTACACGATTTTTATGGAAATGGAGATGATTATTTTGACTTGGGACCAGTCAATTCATGAGTTTCTTTTGTACATGCAAGGAAACGGCCGAAAACTCTCTACTGTGCAACGATACCGTTATGACTTGGTGTTATTCGCTTTATGGGTAGAAAATAGCGAGGACGCCCTGCAACGCCCATTTAAACGGAATATAACTACAGATAGATTCAAACGATATTTAAAATCGGCTCAAACAAAACGTAATTGCTCCCCTACTTCTTTAAAAAGGATTAGTGGTGTAATAATAAACTTTCTGGATTATCACGGAGTATTCTTAGAATCCGTAGATCGTGGGAAGCAGGAGTTATTACAACTACATAACTTTGCTTCTGATTCAGAAATTGAGCGGCTGCTGCAGACAATGAAAAGTCTAGAGGAATTAACTCCTTACCAAATAGCCGGCAGAAGTCATATTCTTAATCGAAATCTACTAATCGTACGTTTAATGATCTACTACGGATTTAGTATTCACGATCTCACCAATTTAACCATGCAGGACGTTAACTTTGGGCAAGGCGTACTCTTTCCTACTGCTGCAGGTGGTATTAAACGCGCTATCCCCTTACATGAAACTGATCGTAAATTACTCTTGGCCACATACAAAGACATCCCAGAACCTGTACAACCGCGCCAAAATACGCTAGATCCACTTTTCGTAACGTTTCATCATGCTACAGGTACGTTCCAGTGGGATTACAGTACGGATTCGCCAAAAAAATTAACAAAAATATCGATGCAGCGAATGCTACAAAAAGAAATTAAACGCGCAAACATTCACCACCTCTCCCCCACTACACTACGTAACCGGCACATACTAGATTCGCTTCGGAGTGGTATTAGCAGCGCAGAGATAAAGGTTCTACTAGGTATGAAAAGCATAGAAGCAATGCACCGGTATATTATCTTTTGGCGCTCCTCTCCTCTCTCAGATAGCTATCGAAAAATTTGGAGAGCACATGTATAAAATTCTTACAGAAACCCTATTGTATAGCGGTTTCTCTTTTTATTTTCGAAAAAGGTGTTACTTTGGTGACACTTTTTATTGAAAAGGTGTTACCTTAGTGTTACTATATTAGTGAGACATAGATTTTGAGGAGATGATAAGTATGTTTTTAACGGCTTCCGTGGATGCTGGTAACGACGCATTAAAAGCTTTTATTGGCGGATTAGAAGAGAGTAATAAGGTTTATATCCCCAATGTAATCAAAAAGATGGATGATCGTCCTATTCTATCTTTAGGAGATGATCCACTATCAGAATTACATTTACGTATTACAAGTAGTGCGATTAACATTTCTGGTACTTACGCAGTTGGTGCATTAGCAGTAAAAGAAAAGGATAGTTCACATATTCCTGCTACAGTCCTGAAAAGTGAATCCGATCAAACGGTAATCTTAACTCTTACCGCACTAGCTTACTACGCAGCGATGCACAGCAAAGCTAAAAAAGTAGAGGTAGAGTACTTACTATCGTCAGGTCTTCCAGTAGATGAGGTTAAAGCAGATAAGCGTGCTGCTTTTAAAGAAAAATTAATTGAAGGCACTCACGTTATCGAATTTAAAAAGACGCCTTTACTTGAAGGTAAAACGGTTAATATCAAATTCCGCGATGCATTTATGAACGTTGAAGGATTTGGCGCAGTAATCAATCTTACTGTAGACGATAAATTACAAGCTATTAATGACGAATTGAAGAAGAAAAATATCTTAATCAATGATATGGGTGGTAATACTACCGATAAAGCTGTAATTCGCATGGGAAGAATCGATAATGAATATTCATCAGGTTCTCCGTTAGGCATTGGTGAATACTTAGATGCAATTAAAAAAGAAATCTTTACTACATTCCGTGTAGATGTCTTTAAATCTCGTAGACAGCTTGTTGAAAACATGACTGCAGAAAAAGAAGCTTTTATAATTAGACCGCACGGAAAAGCGGAATCATATCAAGCGATTGCCGAAAAACACTTAATGGAATTCGCAATGAGAGAATATGCTGATCTAGTTGATAAGTGGAAAGAAGTAGGGGATTTACACTCTATTTATAACGTGGGTGGATCCGCTGCAATTGCTAAACCTTTCTTAGAGCAAATTAATAAAGAAAATAATCAATTTGAAATGCACTTCTTAGATACAGAAGAAAGTATCTGGAGCATTGCAAAAGCGTACTACAAACTATTATTAATTATCGCTAAGCAAAAAGGACTAGACCTAAAAAAATAGGTGGTATACATGAAGAAAAATAATAGCGTTGAACCTGGTAAAACCTTCTCTGTTAAAGTTCCTGTTAACGCAGATCCTGTAACATTGGATTTCTTAAATAGAGAACGTTCGATTTCACGAAATAAATTAGTTTATGGGATTGTTGATCGCGAAGCAAAGCGAGTGCAAGGTTCGGAAGTTACACTGTCTCTTAACCTAGACTTAACTGAAGCAGAGAAAGAACAGCTTTCTGAACCGAATACACTTAGATTAGTTGAAGTGTTCATACAGACATTAATAGGTCAACAAAAAGAAGTAGGTAGTACTCCTGCTACACCTACAAATGAAGTAGAAGCAGCTGATGTAGTGGGACTTTTAGATTACGAATAAATTGAATACAAAAAGAGAACGCTCTTCCCAGCTTGGCGGCAATGAAAGAGCGTTCCCTACACATTATCTATGAGATGAAAGGATGATTTGACATGGCAAATACCCTATACAAAATCACAAATAATGAGGTTATTGTACCACAACATAAAAGCAAAAGTGAATTTTTCGGAATGTTTCGTAATTTTATTGCAGAAAAATACAATGCAGTTAATGAATGGTTTGGGATTGAGGGAGCAGCTTCAGATCGCGCGTGGTTCTACGGAACGATTTCTCTAGCTATATTTCTATTATCATTTACTTACCTTGTATCTGGCCTTGCATTTGGCTTTTAAGGCGTGGTGATTGATATGATAAACCATAAAGAGCTTATGCATGAGGCGTGGGATATAGCTAAAAGCGGTGCGGTTCGTTTTGGTGGTAAAGCTAAAGAATATTTATCTACTTCTTTAAAAATTGTTTGGGAGCAGGTTCGTAAAGTAATGAAAATAAATTCTAAATTAGAAACAATGGAGCAAATGCTAGATTCATTGCAATCAAATCGTAGGGAGTATGCAGCATATGTACATAATGTGCTGCTTCCATTCGCAAAAGATGGCCAACTTATCACTAAAAAAATTATGAACGCTATTTACAAAGTAATAGGCTTTAAAAATATTATTGAACCAGGTACTAAATCTATAATTAGATACACAAAACGATATTCATCCGAAACATACTATTTATTAGCAGATATTAAACGAATACGTAATACTTCTAAAGCTACTAAATATATAGTTGAGATTAGAGATACTCCGGTTGCTGTACATTGGATCCCGAAAAGTATTTTAGGTAAAAACAAGGAAATTCCTGATTGGTTTATTAAGGAAAAAAAGCTATTCTTGATATAAGGAGTGATTTAAAAATGTCTATCGAAGCACATAAATGTAATGTTACAGGGTGTAATGGTCTTGTAGTTTTTGAGAATGCAGATTTTGATTTACAAAAACCCGAAACGATTAAAGGGGTTTACGCCCTAGATAACCCGGCTTGTAACGTGTGTGGTAAGGAATTTTTAGTAGTACCTAGCTATTCTGTTATTGATTTTGATGAAGATACACAAGAATTCGAGGAAATTCAACCTGCTTGTATAACAGAGTGGAAAGAATAAATTGCTCTTATTATAAAGGAGTGCAGAATATGTACAGATATTTAATTTTTGCTTATGATGTCCATTACCCTAACGGCGGTATGGCCGATTGTATCCATAAGTCCAATGACATAAACGATGTAATAGCAGCTGTGAAAAAAAGCTTTGATTCCGTTGAATATGATTTCGTACAGGTATATGATTGCAAATTAGACAAAGTTTATTCTAATCTTGCAGAAGAGGAAGAAATTGAAAGATTTATTAAACAAGTACGTACGAATTAAATAAATGGCGTGTGAAAATCGTCTTGAAAAAGGGGATGGGATTAATGCAAGAAAGAATAGATGAGTTAAACGCTGAAATGGAACAAGCTATGGACAAAAAAAGAATTCTTGAAAATTTCATTGCTGAAAGTATCATTAATAAACAAGAAATCCCGGAAATTGTTTTAGTTACTTTAGGACAAGAAATTCGCAGGTTAAAAAGACTTGTTAAGGATTGTAAATTCAGATTGGCAACTTATAAAGTGAAACTTTAATAATTGGGGGTTTTCTTCCTCCCTAATTAATTATTGGTTGAACCAATCGGACTTTTATGGGCAGTTGATCCCCCACCTAACTTCTTTGCTTTCGCTGAATTTTGAGGTGGAGATCTTACTGCCCATTAAAGCTGGATGAATAAAGGCGTTGTTCAGGCAGAAATGAGGAAATGGAATGGGAAAGTATTATCAAAATCAACAACTTGAAGGTATTGAACAATTAAAAAATATATTTCCCGATGGAGAAGCGGACGAGCGGAATTGGTGTGTACTATCAACAAGTGGAGTACATGGTTTTTATACAACGTTAGACGATCTAGAACAAGAGTATAAGAATGGAAATGAAGACTTGAGTGTCACCGTATTAGTGATTATGCCAAGATTGGTTTCTATGCTTTATGGACATATAAATATAACTATTGATGACGTTCCGTATTTGAGGAAACTAGTTTCAAGTTCATTAAAATACATGTGTAAATCTCAAGAAAATAATATTGTTAAGTAAATAAAAAATAGTCATTTAGGAGTAAAGGAGGGATATCATGCCATTCGTAATACGTGGTGACGGATTCATATTAACTGAGCCAGGAGAAGAAAAAGAATTAGAATTTGAAACATATGAGGAAGCAGAACGAACGCTGCAACTTATACAATTCCCTATGCATAACCCAAACGCAAAAATAATTGAAATTTAATTTTTATTGTGACGGAAATACCGCCACATTGTGTGCTAGGGTGTAAAAAGAATGGAGGTGTAAGTATATGACTGAATTACAAATCGATGGAGCAGTCCTAGATTATAAGGATTGTGCAGAAACGCAAAATGAACTATTTAACAAATTAATACGCTTTATAGAATTAAAAGCACACCAAACACGTAAGGATCGTATTGAAGTTATTAATGCGTGTGACTATTGCGGACATGCATTACAAAAGCCCTACGACTCCTTTGCAAGTGAAGTAAATCCTTCTGATATATGGTATATATCCATAAAAGATGAAAATGAAGAAGACTGGATAAAAATTATGGGTGAAGATGCTGATTTTACTCAAGAACAAATACTGATTTATCGTTGTCAAGCCTGTGGTAAATGGGATATTAATGCCGACGGTTAAATATTTGCATTTTGTTCTTTATCTTGGAATAGTTAGCCAAAATACATTCTAAACAAAGGGGAAATAAGTATGTATTATGCAAATGAAGATCATAAACGAAACTATTTACGATTGTTAACCGAAAAAGGAATTAAACACGGTAAGGATCCCGAATATGAAGCAGCATTTTATATCACTGCTTACCCTGAAATTTATAAATGTTTCGATTGGGATGAGTTTAAAACTGAATTTTCGCCACTAGGAGCATTGTTGGCTGAAGAGCAGAAACAAGGAGTTCGTACTGGTCCATTAACAGGAGCTACATTACCACTTGTAAAAGCAGGACAATCGTTATTTAACGGATATAAAGTAGATTTATCGTCTCTTCCTTTATACAACGAAACGATATTCAACATATTTATGCAAGCTTGTAAACTACGTGGTCAAATATAAAAAACAAAAGAGCCGTTATAGTGACGGCTCTTTCTTATATAGCAAACTATTCTTTTGTATAGAAGTATTTAAGTCCTTTTGCATCTAACCATGCTGTTGCTCGATCTAGTTCGTTACCTTGGCGGTAGTTTGTCTCAAATCTAACTAGACCTTGCTTGTCCCCACCAGAAATGATACGAGATTCATATCCTAAAGAATCCATCATTACTAACATTTCTGCTACTAATGCTGTCCCAAATTCATACGTAACAACTTTATTAAATTTATTCACCGTGATTTCCACTCCTTGATTGTTATTTGCGCTTCCGCTTACTGTAAAACCGAATACTTTAGCAAATGCTCTTGCATACGCTGCTGCTAATTGATCTAAGAAGCCACCTTCATTAAATTGAGAAAGAAGTTTTACATGCTCCATATTATTCATAAAGCCATTCTCAAATAAGCAAGCATCCATGCTTGTATCGCGTAATACTGCATAATCTGCTTCACGTACTTCACCGTTTGTGAATACACCAAACTTAGAATAGAAATTATTCCACATTTCATTATGAAGCTTTTGAGATAAATCTCTTGTTCTTTTTGGAGCGTTTGGATGAATATACGTTGTAAACCTCTTTCCTACTTCACTGGCATCATCCACATGAATTGAAGCAAAGAATGACGCTCCATAACGATTAGCAATATTACAACGTTCTCCTAAAGGAATGAATACATCGGTACTACGTGTTGAATTGTGGACGACACCTTGGCACGTATCAAGGATTTGCCCTAACTTATTTGAAACATGTAATACAACTTCCTTTTCAGTTAATTTAGTTTGACTATTAACTGTACCTGAATCTTTTCCACCATGACCTGGATCTCTAGTTAATTTAAACACTATTCAACATCTCCTTTTAATGTGATAAAAAAAGAGCACTACCATTTTGGTAATGCTCAAAGTAAACCTTTATTTTGAAGCGTCTCTTTTTGCTTCTGACGGTGTTTAGATACGTAGGTATTGGTTACCATTGTACCGATTGCAATACTCCAGCAGGCAAAGCTTACAACAGCGCTGATAGCATCATCTGTAATAACGTGGTACCCTAGTGAATCTAGTAATAGTTTTAAAGAACCTAGAAAACCAGATAATAGAATAGCAATTTCAGGGCTAACATATTTTTTTAATGCCTCGTTCATTCTGAATCACCCCCTTTCAAGCCTTCTACTTTATCTAATCGTTTATGGGCTTGTTTAGAGCTTTCTTCCACACGAGTAATACGTTCGCCAATTAAGATCATTTGTCGGTCACTCGCCTTTTGATCGATGCGAATATCATCGACACCCTTGCTGATATATTCCAACTTAGCTTTCATCTCCGCGCCTTGTTGCCCATCATTTTTAACAGTTTTTGTTTTATTCAATTGATACCCCAAAAAACCAATCAAAAGGGATCCGAGTGCAACTAGTACACTAATAATTGCAATTAGTACACCAATATTGATTGTCATCTGTATATCCTCCTTTAACCAAATAAAAAAAGCCTACATTTATGTACGCTCTACTGGATCCTCTTTTTCAATATTCACTTCTTCTGCTGCAGGCTCTTCTACAATGCCTACGATTTCTTTATACTGATCTTCACTAATTTTTTTTAACGGTGACCAATATTTTTTCACATCAGGTTCTTTATAAATCCCTAATTCATAGTAGTTTTTAATGTTTTTATACCACCATTCAGGCGTTAATAACGACATTTATAACACTCCTTTCTCGGCTAATACCATAAGTACTGTAGCTTGCTGCTCCTGAATTTCTAAAATGGTTATTTCCTTTTCTGCCACCATCATCATTAGCGCAGCATTTTGCTCAGCTAGTTGCCGTGAAGGGGACTCATCTTTATACAAATCTACTTTTTTATTAAATTCCTCTTTATTAATGAATCCTGAATCCATTAATATTTGTATTTGTTCATCTAACTCTCGCAAAAGTACCGCCTCCTATAAACTATTTGCTTTTAATCGTGCTAGGACATCCGTCATGATGTTTTGCAGGATAGAAATACTTGTGGCTGCATCTGATTGTTTTACAGTTACCTCATCTACTGTAGAGCGTATGGATTGATTGTATGTTGCTTTTACATCGATTGGATTTGTTGTAAATTGGTGTTTATCTTGTACTAGGTATGTGACTGTGTATTCGGCTGTTGGGTCGAATTTACTACTCTCGATAAATGCACGTTGATTTCCATTTGCGTTTGTATTAATAAAATTCCACTGAGCATCCTCTATACCGTTCTTATATATCTTTATGATTTTGTTAACCTTATTTTTTAATGCTGAAGGATGGTTGATGTAATTTATTAAATAAAAACCATTGCTCAATATCGGTATTGTCTTCTCCCTAACAATCACACCACTATCGACACTCACCTGCGTCATACCCCTTACAGCAAGATCACCTTCGATTTGTACCGTTTCAACTCTCGGTGTAGCAAGCTGATATGTTAACTTATATGGCGTATAATTAGGCGCTCTATTCGCTTTCACATAGGCAAGTGTTTGCGTTGGTGCGTCTTTATCGTCAACAACAGATTTCCATGCAATAGGCTTGCCGTTTGCATCGGTGGTTTTTACTTTCCAGCCGTTGAAATAGGCTTTGATTTCTTCTAGGACTGGTACATAATCTTGTGAGTACCCTGATTCCACATTAGGTATAGTTAATGTCACGACTTTCCCATCATCAATATAGGATGTATCAGGGACATTCCAATTATATTCTCGCTTCATAAATAACCCTGTCGGTTTTTGAGTAATAGGAACTTGTGCTACAGTTGATTGTTCTATTGTGTAACCAAAAATTTTAAACCCTTCTTTATTTACTACATTAAACCAGTTTTTCGTGCTATCCAACACAACATCTCGTTCCCACTTACGAAGCACCTTCCACTGTCCGTCTTCCTGGTGCAACACATCATTTACACCGTTGATTCCTACAAGAGAAGTATTTGTGTATAGATACGATGGATTACGTGGTACGAATGGTTTCGGTTTGTCTCCTAAAACTAGCATTGGTTGTTCAAATGTGAAGTCGCCTAATTCTGATTTGTTGTTAAATCTGACTAACATGCTATTACATCCCGCTGGTGTTGTGAATGTATAGGAATTCGAATTTGATTCACGTTCCCCTACATAACTACCATCCGCAAAAAATGCCACGTTTAAGACGCCTTTGTTTTTGATTGCAGAATAAGAATATTGCGTATTCGGAAGGCAAGGTATACTCACGCGTTGATAAGCATTAATTGTTGTTGGCTTTAATGCTATTTTATATGGAGCCACTATAGTTACTCCGTCTGTACATGTCCACTCCGTAAACGGTGGAATCAGATTGCCACCTTCAACCGCCACTACTGGATTTAAATGTTGTACACCCTGTACATATGGGAACTTATCCAGTAATTTCTGTCCGCTGTACTCTGGATCTACATTGATTTTGTTGTATGTCGCTTGATCTACTTCGTATAAAGCGTCTTCTAGCAATGGTAAATTTGTATTTACTTCTAGCTCTAACTCTACATAGTCCGTGCTGATTACAGATGATACTGTTCCGTTGGATGGTTCTGCGTATGCAAGGAAATAAACAAATCCATCCGACTGTAATTCTACTAGCGCTCCACCTGCGCTATAAGATAATTTAGTAACAGTACCATTATTGTGACTAACCCCAACAGCATACCCTGTACCGACCCATCTATTTAATGTCGCTTTATTCCCATTAGCACCACTACCAAATCCCCACCAGTTACAAGTAAGCTTCGTAATAACCTGCTTCGCAATTGCAACCTTATCAGCAAGAGCTGTTTTCCCTTGCCAAATTTGAGGTCCGAATTTATCTTCTAATGTACGGATAATGTTGAATGAGTATAGCTGTTGTGCCACCCCTCCATTAATAGTCGAAGTTATATTGTAATAAGGCGTATCACCATCCTTGAATAATCTCGGGTATTCTGGTCCTGCTTCTGATAAATTATCAGTAGGTTTTACAAGTGTTGTTTTACTTCCTGCATGTTTTGCTGCATGGCCATTCTCGACAGTACTCACTGAAACTTTCCCTTTGAAATCCTGCTTAATCAAATTAGAAACAGTCGCTTGCCCGGTAAATTTCGTAACACCTTCGTACGTATTGCCACCATACGAAATCTTGGTTGTACCTTTTTGCGGAACAAACACATAATATTTCGTATTATCCAAGTTGGTTTGTCCTAATAGATTTACAAGTGTACGCCCTTGAATTTCTACTGATAAAGGAGATGCAGTCGGTGCATTTAGAACATTTAACCCTTGCTGCAGCAGCTGTGATTTTTGTTCGTCACTTAATTGTTGCTTGTGAATCTCTCTTACTAGACTCCCTACAGATCCTCTAGCAATTCCATCAGCACCTAATCGTGCATCGACGACTTCTGTATTATCTTTATTTCCATTTGCGACAATATTGTCCATACGTTTATTCGTATCGCCAACATCTTTACGTAATCCTTTCATTTCATCTTCTGATTTCTTCAAGAAGGGCATATCGATTTGTTTCGCATCATCGACAACTTTTTGAGCATCTTTTACAATGCCATTTAATTGCGATTGAGCTTTCACAGTCTCTTTTTCAGCATTTTCAACTATAGTGGTTAATGCTGTTGAAAATTTATTATTCGCTGCAGCAACTGCTTCATTCGTTTTTTTATCTACCCCTATAAGGGCATTGTCGAAATCTTTCTTCGCATTCTTTCCGTCTACAACTAGTTGTTGTAAAAATGGATATTCATTTGTACTAGACAGTGTTTCTGGATTTAATAACGATTTACCTACAACGTATTTAAACCGCGGTGTAACGAGCTTGTTTGCTCCTTTAGTAATATGTATTTCACACATTACTTGTCCAGGGTAAGCTAAAGAACTGGAGGATAACACAACTTCAATAATTCCATTATTAGCATCGGTTATTGTACATGGTAATTTGCCACCGTTGTTATCTAATTTTTGTACAACTATTTCAACTGATGTTCCTGATAGTGGTAGGATATTTGATCCGTTTCTCAAATGTACAATTAATTGGGCGGTATTATAATCCTCCTGATTAAAATAAACTAACGGTGGCTCCTTTTGACTTGTTACATCGATTGTCAGTGTATATGTTTTGTACATACCTCTCACCTCATTTCCGAAATAAAAAAGACCAGCGTTTGCTGCTCCCTCGATTTAACTAATTAATTTTTCTAATGCTTCAATGCGTTTATTCATGTTTTTCATATCCATTGCATGCTTCTCTTCAAGTTCAGCAATTCTCGCAGCATCTACTTTTTGTTTTTCTTTTAACGCTACAATTTCATCTTTTGACTCTTGGACTTCATGATCCAATTCTTGCACAGAACCTACTGTGATGACTTGTGTAGCATACCCTTTAATTCCATCTTTCTCTAAAGATGTAAAAACATCATCTGTTTCTTCTACGATGAATCCGTAATACGTTTCGATATCGGCTGTTGTGTAGGGTTCTGTTCTTTCCGCTGGTTTATTCATTCGCATTTGATATAAGTCGTACATGTCTTTTTTCGAATAGTATTTTTTCGGCTTCAATCCTCTGATTTTTTCTAAGGCTGAAAATGGAAGGTCATGTACGGACGTTTTTAATTTCTCTGAAGATCTATTAACATGTTCCATTGCATAGGATTTTTGTTCTGCCCACAAGTTTGTATCTGAACGAATCCCCCCATGTGCGGTTACCTCTGCGACCTCAATACCGCGAAAATCATTACCTGAAGAATTCATTATTTGCAATAGCTTATCATACCCAGAAGCTGTGGAAGAACGAATTCTATGATTGCCTCCCAATAACAAATCAAAGTTTACTCCATTGACTTGAATAAAATCCGCAACAGTTCTACTTTTATGATTAATAGAGACCCCATGACCACTATCTAAAACCAGGGAACCATTTGAATTCAACCACATACTTGATTGTGCAGTAATACCAACGTTCCCTTGTGCGGTTAAACGAACGCTACTTTCTCGACCTTCCAAGTCTACAAATCTATAATAAACTCCACTTCCATCCTTATAGATACTACCAAAGTTGCGTCCAGTACCATCACCTTCTCCAAGGATAATGTAAGGATTACGTGTTTTACTTTTAAACTCATTCTCGAAGCCTATTACGATTTTTGCTTGACCTTGGTTCACGAACCGCATCACTTGGTTTTCCATGTGTAAATGTTCATTTTCATTACTTGTTTTTATCGTAACACCTATGAGTAATCCAGCTTTTAACCAAGATGCTTCTACCTTACCTACTAAATCAATTAAATCTGCAGATATTTTAATTCTTTCTGCTGATTGATTTATCGATGAAATGATTTCGCCTCTTTTGACCGTACTAAGGATATTTTTCTCGGTAACTTGAATACGCCCTTCCAGATCCCTTGCATATGCACCTGTAGCATATCTACCGTCAGATTCCGTAGTTGTATATACCTCTGATTTTAAAGCCCTTAAATCTAATCCCTGCTCGTTGATAACAAATCTGTTATCAATTTGAGTCATTTTCGTATTGAATTGTTCGGTTGATATTTTATGAGCTAATTCATCTAATAAATCTTCTTTGTTCTTTCCTACAATTTCCTTCAGGGTAGGTATTTCAAATACAGCAACATAATCCTCAACTTGCTTAATGTTAACTTTTGCTTCAATTGCTTTCGCTTGCTGCTCGATTTTAGTATTTGCATCTGTAAGTTTCTTTCCTTGAGAATCTACTATATTATTTAAATCACTAACCGAACTCGATAAACCAGTAGCGGTTTTCTCTACCGTAGTAATACGTTGTTCGAATCCGGATTGAGTAAGACTTATATCAGATACCTTTTGTTTTGTACCTTCCGCCGTAGATTCTACAGTGTTTAACTTCTCACTAATATCCTTATCTTTCGTGATTAATGATTCTATAGATTGTTTAAATCCAGTTGCTGTTTGTTCCATTAGCGAAATCGTCTTTTTAATATCACCTTGCTCGTTTTGTACAGAAGAAATGGTACGCGATACACCTTGAATTGTTTCCTTTACTTCGTTGTATTCGCCGGAAGCTTCTTTTTTCGCATCTTCTACCTTTTGAAGCAAGTCTTTTTTTGCAGATTCCACATCTGGAACGATAGGATCCCATTCAGTACCTGTCCACTTTTTTAGAATACCGGGCTTCCCCTTACTAATATCAAGCCACAGCGTTTTATTTGGTTTCAGATTATCGGTAGGTGGTGTTATCCCTTCGATAATTTCCACTGAATTATTTTTTATGTTTTCTTCTACCCTTTTAGCCAGATCCTTCGCTGCTTCCGACTCTTTTTGAGCATCCTCTGCCGTTTTAGTAGCATCTTTAACTAATTGATCCAGCTGATCCAATATTTCTTGCTTATTACCGAATAGACCTAGTATTCGGTTGTAAATCCTTCTTAATTCCTCGCCTACATCTGTAAGCTCACGGTAATCACCAAACTCATATTTGTCCATTGAAGGATTTTTAAACGATTCATCACCGACTATCGCTCGTGCCTCAAGATATAGGGGTGGGGTGAATCCTTTGTCCTTAAAACGCAACGTATCTCCCTCAAAAATAGACTCATGATCTAATCCGAACACACGATTAATACTTTGTGCTTCTGCTTCATATGTAACAGCAGCGTTTCTACGTTTTTTTATCTCTATTTCCATTAATGTTTTCAGTCGTTGCGGTGTCATATCTTGATTTTCAGTCTCAGGTGTATAAAAACCAAATCTATGAAACCCTTTTTTATTCCAAAGCTGAAAAGCCTGAGTATCTACAATATATGGCAATCCATTGTTTATACTTTCGATTGTAATTACAGAATCACCCTCACCCTTAACAAACCCCACAAGTGCAGTACAAATATTTCTTGTATTTTCAATCCGTTTAATACCAATAAGATCCTTACCAAGTGTTATTTCTTTCCCTTCGTCTTTCCCTCGTCGCTGGATCATATCGACATACCAACCAACGATTTGTGAGCCCAGTACTTCAACCCTATACTGGATTTCTAAATGGAATAAAGAAGCTATATCTTTAAGGAATTTAAGCGGATCTATAAATGTATCAATGGTCATTGTATGAAAACCGGAGTATTCCGTAAAACCACGCTTCCATTTCGTTCCTGTTAAGGCCATATCCATAAACTCATTAACTGTTTTACTTTGAATCTTCTGAGGACGAATATAATTAGCTTGGGCTATTTCCACCCACACAGCAGAGGCGTACACATGTATGGATCTATTATCTGTTGTTTGGATAGCTTCATCAATTGTATAAGGGATAATACGACCGTCTCGTGTTTCTCGTAAAATTAAATTCTGCTGCATTAATGTCGCTGCAGCAGGTAAACTCGTAAACACTTTGAATTCTAATCTATCGATGTTATTTTTAATTTCCCAATGTCGCAAATCATCACGATAATCGCTAGGCTGCAGGACTGCAACGATTTGCTCTGTACTATGATCCACGACGTGTAATTGTCCACTGGGCTTCCTCATTTGTATCTCTCCCTAAAACTAATGGTAGCGTCAAAATCAGCAGGTATAATATCAATACGGTTCTTCCCTTTTATAACAATAGGGAACTCACTGAAAATATCCTTTAAATTTAAAGCTTTTTTTCCGTTGATTGTTACAGAACTTTTTTCTGTATCGATTATTATTTTATCTCCAGTTTCAAATATAAACGGTTTGGTATTTACAGCTACATTGTTCACTTTCCATATTTTTAAATCTGTTATGCACATAGTATCTATAGCAGGATATTTATCCCATCTGCACACTGCAATCATTACTTGTGCGATTTTCCGAGTTGTCATTGGATTACTATTGTCAACATCATTAAATTGTTCCACAAGAGATGCCCCGTCTGTGTATGTACCATCGATAAATTTAGCTACATACACAGACCATTGGTTGCCCCTTCTAGCGATACGTAAGCGCCCTCGGAACTGATTGAATGTAGTGGAGTGAACGCCGCTGGTATCGACTAATTTACGTACACTACCAGGCGTAGATTCTGTTCCAATCCTCATATAAGCCTTCGTAATTTCTGCATCGCCATATAAATCATTCAAGTTAATTCGTGCTACAACATTACTCGAATCATCAAGCAGCAAAACTTCGACCCGACCCATTTCCTCTCTGTTTTTGGATAGCAGAGTCACCCATGCTTCCATTTCAAAATCTTGAATAGGGCCTCCAGGGATATTTTTCTTAGCGATAGCTCCATGAAAACCACTAGTTCCTTCTTCTCCATATTTTTCACAATACAGAGCATGTCCATCTTTCACCTTAAAACTCCCCGTACCGTTCATCTCTTCGAATTTCCCTGTTACGGGTGTCCATCCTATTACTTTAGACATATCGTCCCACATAACACGCTCTCGCACTTGTGCCGGCTTTTCCATGATTGAAATAGGGTACCCGATTCTGAAGTAATTACGATCATTCGGATATGCACCAAACCAAACATCTAGAAAAGTACTCGGTTTTTTCGCAACAATTTCAATGTATGCAGGTGTTTCTTCGTCTACGCTGCCTCTATTAATAAAATTAGCTGTAGTTTCGGTTGACCAACTTTGTACGAAAGGAATTGTATTAACCGGTCCTAATTTATATGGCATAGGCGCTATAAAAGTAACTACTCCTTTTCCGCGATTAACTAGCTCATCTGCGTCAAAGGTACCATCTACAACCGCCATATAGGTTCTATCGGGTTCGTCATCAAAAATTAATTCACATTCTTGCGGTGTAACTAACCAATCTGCTAAATCTTCCTTAACTTTTTGTAGATCAGCAATATTTTCTGCTTTAACAATAAGAGGCACGTCAATTTGACGTACCTCAACTTCTGTATTTAGCAAAATCGCCCCTGGTCTTCCGGGCATAGTTAAAAAGTTTCTTTTTATAGGAGCCCATGCAGGACGCTTCCTGCCAATAGGCATTAATATATAATCTTTACGTTCACCATTAAACGAAAAGCTTTGATATTGTTCCATGCAATCACTCCTTAAAATCTACGTTTCTGTTCTTCTTCACGTGTTGTAAATTCTTTATAATGCGGGTACGTAACATGAGCCACTTCACGACTATCAATCATACTCGTTAGATTAATAGTTAAATTAAGTTCTTTCTCATTTTCAGGATTAGCTTTAACCGCACTAATTATTGATGTTAAATTCGGTATTTTACTTAATGCCGCAGCAGGTATCGTACTATTCATGTCCAACATGAAATTCTTAGATAAATTCTTTTGTGCATTGTATACGGCGTTATTTATAGCATCTGCTGCGACATCTAAATTAATATTGCCCGTTATCTTTTCCCCTAAAGAATCCTTAACGTTATCCATTACATCCGTTATTTTTTCTCCAAATGATTCAAAGTGTGTTACTACTTTATCAGTCATAGTGGATACATTACTGAATAACGGCTGCATAAATGTATTATTATTGGCAGAATCCATCGCGCTTTCTAACGTAGTAAATGCAGATCTTGCTAAATTTGTAGCGGCCGAAACAACTGTTTTAACAGAGCGATTAATACCTACCGCTAAACCACCGCCAAAATGAACGCCTATCTGATCTCTAACCTTACGTGATGGAGAACGAACTTGAAGCCATCTTTTTGCGGCTTCAAAAGCAGTAGACGCTAATGCACTTGCAGCACTTGCTGCTAAACTTCCACCGTTACTAATACCACGCGCGAAACCAGATGCAAAGTGACTACCTAAACTAAACGTGTCAGATCCCTTAAGTCCAGATTCACCACTGTTCTTCACTTGGTTACCGGCATTATTTGCATTTCCACTTTGAGAACCCAGCCCGCGTGCGAAATCAACTCCACCTTTAACACCGAACGGAGAACCATTAATAGTATTGAAACCAGCATGCGCTGCTCCTGCATTTCCTTGAGCATTTCCTTGAGCATTTCCTCGTTGAGAGCCAATTCCTTGCGCAAATTGGTTACCACCCTTTTGCCCTGCAGGATTACCATTAATAGTATCGAAACCAGCATGTGCTGCTCCTGCGTTACCCTGTGCATTACTTTGAGCATTTCCTCGTTGAGCACCAATTCCTTGCGCAAACTGATTACCGCCTTTTTGCCCTGCAGGATCACCGTTGACTGTATTAAATCCTTCATGAGCAGCAGCTACGCTATCTAGAGCACTCCCTTTAATATATCCGCGTTGGGACATAATTCCCCCAGCGAAATCGGATCCGCCTTTACTACCACCGCCACCATCAGAAGTACCCGCTAAAGTAGTTTCTACATCACTTCGAGTCTGTGCTGCTGCGACAGATGGTTGTGGATTTCCTGCAAGCCCATTTCCTAATGTTGTTGAAATATCTGACCCGATTTGTGTAGCATCCAATTTAGCACCATTACCGATTAATAGCGCAATAGCTTTAGCAGCAGTTTCTGCATCGATTTGTTTACTCTGCATACCTAAAATTAAGGATTCTACTGTAAATGTACCTTCTGCTCCAAGATCAGCCTTCGCATTACTTTTTATGTCTAACCCAATCAGCTGTGCAGCTTGGGTTACAGAGATGGCCCCAATATTCATTCCATTTACCAGCGTCTGCATACCAGCTTGTCCTTCTGCAGTAGCATCGATTTTCACACCATTTTTCACTTGTTGTTGGAAGTATTGGAATACAGTATCAAAAGATAAAGTACCGTTCTGAAGTCCTTGCATCCAGGTACCAATTGTCATTTGTCCATAAATACCAAGGTCGATATTAGTATCGTTAGCAAGTTTCACGCCTAATGAGGACTTAATTTCAGAAGTGTCTTTGCCTATAAGCCCTTGTGTAAAGGTCTGCATAGAAGACATTCCACTTTCGGATAAATCCACTTTATAAACGTCTTTTAGTTTATTGGCGTTTGCTACAGCTACATCGCTTGCTTGCAACTCGCCACTTTTCAGTTTATCTACGAATGATTTAACGGTAAATGTACCAGCAGGACCTAAATCTACTTTCATTTTTCCATCAATTTCTTTAGCCATTGTTTCAGCTAACATAATGGATGATTTAGTTCCCTTAGAAAGCTCAGCAGTATACTGATTTAAATTTTCAATTTTGTCTCTGCCGTATTGTTTTTCATAGTTTGCAAGTGCCTCTTTATGTGCTTTTTCCGCTCTATCTTGCTCACTATTAAAACGATTCATCGCTTCGCCATAAGTTTCTGCGCCAAATAATAATTCTTTATATTTCTCATACCAAGCAGCTTTTTCTAGCTCTTTCTTACGAGGATTCGCAAGAGCAAGTGCAGCATCTTCCGCTTTTAAATTATTTTCTAACGCTTTTGTCCCTTCGTTACGGATGCCGATTAAATCCATAACATGTTTTTTCTCGTATAGATCAATAGCATCTAAAGTAGCTTTACGGTCACCATCGTTTATTTTTCCTAATTTGTATTCTTTTTCAATCCTTTCACGCATATCGTCAGTCTGCTTAGTTAAACCATCCATACCTTCTTTAAAGGTAATCATGATTTCCCCAAATTTCTTTTTACCTGCTTCTACACTTAACATACCACCTTTAGTGATACTTTCTGCTAAACCGGTAAGTTGACTGGCTTTATCGTAAAATAACTTAATATTATTATCAGCAACTGCCATTGCTTGTTGATATTGAGCAGCAAAATCTTTCGGCATTTTAGAAACGTCGCCTTGATATTTCTGTACACCTTCCATTAATACTTTATTGGCCGTTCTTGCTGCATCAATTTGTTTATTAATAGAGTCAACGATATTATTCTTAACAGTTTCCAAGGTTTTTTGTGCGCCCTCTGGAACAACTCCCATTAATTGAGCAAACATTACTTCAAATTGCCCTTTTTTACCGTCTAACTCTTTAATAACTTCATTTGTCATCTCTTGGAACGCTTGAATTGTTTCACTTTTTGCTTTTTCCGCTTCTTCACCTGTACTACGACGCAATTCCATCATATGAGTAATAGCTTTATCTTTTAAATCTTGATAATGCTGCGCGCCTTCTGGAACCTTTGAGAATGCCCCTGTTAACTTCCCTATACCTTGAATCGTACTAGCGATCATACCACCGAAAATTTCAGCGAATGGTTTGATGCACATTACCATGAAATCAACTACACCTGCGAGCGCATCACCCATTTGTCGCCAAGCACTTACTGTTTTTTCACTATCACCAGATACGGAGCTGAATCCTTGGGAAAATGCTGATTTTATTTGTTCCCAACCTTCCGACACGGCTGTTCGTAATTTTTCTGAAGCGTCCCACATCTGCATGAGAGACCCGACAACAATGACGATACCTGCAGATATAACAGAAGCCATCCCCGCAACCCGGAGCAACCCTAGAGCTAAATCACTTATAACTACCCATAAAGCCGAAAATGCCGCTTTCATACCAGCTGCGCGTCCAATACCAATCGCCATTGGTGATAAAAGAAATGTCATGGCCACAGCTAAATAACCAAAATTACCAACTGCAGCGGAAATACTAGGGTTTAGTTCATTTAACTTATTGATTACTTCACCTATAGCGGTTCCCACATCTAAAATTACTGCAGCGACTCTGCCCCAAGAATCAACAAATGGCCCTGCAGCATCAGCCCAGGTACTTTTGAATTTCTCCCAAGAAAGTCCTAACGGTTTCAAACTATTTTGTAGTTCTTTAACTTTCCGATCTGTCTCTGCTTTTAATCCAGAAAGCTCATCAATTGCCTGTTCTTTCGCTAATCTGCTCTTTTCGCGCCATAGGGATACGTACTTATTTAATCCGCCCTGTGTCATTTGAGTAAGCGCTTCTACCTCGTTAGCTGCTTTTGGGCCCATTTGTTGCAGTTCTTTAATTAATCCATCATCTACACCACGTGCAGCCAATGTCTTTAAGTTTTTCATCCAGTTAGAAAGAACTTTTGTTTGTTGTTCTAAATTATCCATTAATTTAGCAGGCTTAACCGCTTTTATTTGAACCTCTTCAAAAATACTGGCAAAATTACGAATTTCATCAGTTCGCTTTTGCAGTGCTTCGGTATATACTGCATTAACTTTATCTATTTCACTTCTAACTTCAGCAGGATCAGGTCCGTGTGCTGCCTTTGCCATAATTGCTGTAAATCCAAGTAGGGCGATACCAGCATACATTGCTACTTGTTGTGTACGCAGAATACCTGTGTTAATTAACGCCACACGATCTTGTAAAGCTTTCATGCTCGCATTTGGTCCTAATTGCCTCAATGCAATTTGAGCAGCACTACCTTGCTTGGCCATGTTTTCTAATCTATGACCTACTTGTAAAAACGCCCGATCTAAACGTTGGATATGACTAGTATCTCCTAGCGCATCCATCATACGTTGACTTTGCGTTTTCATTGCATTCATCATACTTATAGAGTGCATAAATGAATTACGTTGTGTTTCTGCCATAATGACCATTCTATTTGCTGCATCTTGTGTATGAACACCTAGACGTTGCAACATCGCATTATATTCATTTCCACCCAATGCAGCAGCACTCATTGCTTTTCTTATCTCACTCAGTTGCTTTTGAAGTGCTTTATTCCCTGCTTCATAAGAAGAGATATCACCGGCATCACGTAATTCACGTAATTTCGCTCTTGTTTTTGCAACTTCTTGTCTATATTTAGCTAATTGAGCCTCAGCTGCCTCAGCGCTTATACGGATTTTACCTTCCTTATTTAATCCAAGAATAGCTAATTGAGTTTCATGTAAATGCGAATTTAGATTTTGGATAGCTTTAGCAGCATCTTTACCTGCAGAGTTCGCACTCATCATCCGATTCAGTTCAACTCTATTTCGCACTGCAGCATCAGCCATATCATCTAAACTACGTGCAGCACGTCCTACAGCTTTTAAGTCCCTTTCCATTTGCATAAATTCCGTATGGAAGGCTTTTAAATGCTCTGGCATATTCGCAAGTACTTGTTGCATTTTCCTTGCTGCATTAGCAGCTCTAGCAGCAGCTGCCCCAGCGGCGGCGGCTGCAGTTGCAGTTGCTCCGGCGGCAGTAGCGGCTGCTACAGCTGCTGCGGCAGCAGCACTCGCGGAAATTCCCGCCGCTCCTGCTCCTGCTGTCGAAACCATCGATGAAGTAGGAGTATGTGGACGTGGAGGTTGTTGTAATTGTTGGCCTTGTACTTGATGCATACGATTAGCCGCGCGATCTAAATACTCATAGTAATCATGGAAAGTACTGCTAGATGTACTCGCAAATTGTTCTTGCAGTCTTTCTAAACGTCGGATTTTCGCTTCCAATTGATCTAATTGATTTGTATTCACGTTGATAGTTACCGGTTCGGATAAAGCTTGCATAGCATTATTTACCCTTGCTACAACATTGGCCACTTTATTTTCTAGTGTATTTAATACTTGAATGCACGTATTTACTTTTTCTTCTAGTATTCCGGGAATCTGCGAGAAGAAATCTAAACGACTTGTATTTGCTGCAGCAGTCTTAATTTGATCTGATATATTCGTAGCAGTATTATTTACACGCTCATCCAAGTCTTTTAACGTATCTTCTGCCGCTTCCATACCGTCAACATCAACCGTTACCGTGATTTTTGAGTTTATATTACTAATACGTGCCGTCAGCGTCTCCACGCTATCCTGTACAACGTTTAAATCTCGTTGGAATGAATTAGTATTAACTCGTAATTCAAAGTCATCTATGCGATTTTGAACGGTACTTACTACTGTTTCTAAATTTTTAAAATTACGTTCGACTGATTCGAGACTTATTTCGATATTTCGAGAGGCAGTTTTAATAGATTCTTCCAATACTTTAAATGGATTGTTTCGTTTTAATCTTCTTCCGAAATCAGCTGTACCCTTATCCATGACTTTCTGTAAATCAAAGAACGCTTGTTTCGCTTTTTTTGAATCCGCGATAATTTCAATCGTTGTTTTTCCGACGTTGCTCATATGTTCACTCCTTTCTAAACACAAAAATGGTTAACTTCCCTTATTGGGAGTTAACCACCATTGAGTTGAATCGTATTGATTTGGATTATTTTCTACTACCTCATCCGATTCTTGTACATTATTAGATATAGCTTGTTCACGTGTAGGAGGTAATATAGTATTAAATTCTGCTCCCTTATTAAACATAGTATCCAGCAGCAGTAGGAAACTTTGATATTGGCCACGAACCGAACTTGTATGAGAATCATACTTTTCATTTAAAGCTTGTTCGACTTTCCTTCTAAGCCAATATGGAGTATGACTTAATACATATTCTTCTGTATAACCATAATGAGAAGAAACAAATTCGATTTGTTTAACTATAGATTCTAAGAGATCTGACCAGGTTGCTCCAGCTCCTCTACTTCCGGAACCAGTGTCTCCCACAGTTTGTCCCAATCCGGAAGATCCTTGTTGAACGTCTTCGCTAACCTTTGGATTAGCGAATAAGTCTTTCCCAAATCCGTTTTTTCACAGTACTCAATTAAAATTAACAATGTTTCGTCTAAATCTAAAGATACTGCTTCTTCATCAGAAATACCTAGTACAATAGCAATTACACGAACCAATTGTTTTGGATCCAATGCAGAAAGGATTGCACCCAATCTTTCCATCATACTCAATTCTGTCATTCCTATGATTTCTTTGATTGTATTGTATATTCCACTTCCATCGGTGCAAATAAAATGCGCTAATTTAAAAATTTTATCCATCGAAATTTTAGGCAGAGAAAGAACACTACCGTTAGATAGTGTTACCTCGCCGATTGCTTGATTAATATCAATTAATTTTAAGATTTTTTCCATAATTATTACCTCCCAATCACGTATACAGGTTAATTAGATTACTTGTTCGATTTCGTAATATACATTTTCTTGTGTAGCAACATTACCTTCTGCGAATGCCTTTAATGACAATGGTAATGTACGTTTCTCTTTACCCCATGTTTGCTCTTTTGATTCACCAGAAACTTTCACTTTACGGAATACAACAACCGTTAAGGCTCCTGTTTTTTCATGTTTACTAATTAATGCAGCAGAACGCATAGGCGCATCAGATACTGTTCCATATCCAATTCGTTTAGTTCCTAAAGCAGTAACAGGTAGAACGTCCGTTTCTACTGTTGCAGCAGTTGAAATACCAGTTTCAATAGTAACTGTTGCTCCTGAAACAGACATAATTTTCTTCGTTTCATTACCAATTTTCAAGAATCCACCTACCTTAAAATCAGCACCTGCAGCAGTAGCTAATGTAATAATTGTTGCTCCTACAGCAAGAGCTCCTTTCGGTTTTACTGCAGTTCCGTATTTTGGAGCTTTCTGGATGATTTCGCCACCAATTAAAGCTAACTTTCTATTTTCAATGGAGTTTTCCGCAAGAAGTGTAGATACATCATGGCTCCATTTTGTAATAGTTGTTTCAGCAGGTCCTTGGATTTGATCTACTTCCGTTTCTTCTTCATCATAAGAACGTGTAACCTTAATACCTTCTTGCGTCGCTCCTACATCTTCCCAACCTGGTTTAAGTTCATAAGTTGTAGGATCAATTAAATCCTCAATTGATTCAGGTAATACAGTTCCATATGGAGCACTTACAAGTCGCCCTGGTCCCCCAACAATTTTCGTAGAATCTACTTTAAATAATTCAGCCATTATTTTGTTACCTCCTTGAATTTCCATGATTTTTCACTCAGAAGCAGCTGGGCTTCTTGATCTGAAATGTCTTTCCCAATTACTAACTCACTGTGAGGATAAATAGTTACATCTTCACGTAAAACAAAATAAGCAGCTCCATTACCCTCTGCTGCTCCTTCGCAAAGTAAAACGCGCTGCTTCTTGTCTTTCTTGTTCGGTTGTTCATTTTCTGACTGCTTTTCTGCAGTAGTATCTTTTTGAACCATATAATCACTCTCCTAAGAGCCTAAATGTTCCAAATTCATATAACACCAGGCTTCTTCTTTATTTGCTTCTGTATCTGTAAAAGGAACCGGATTACTTGTTCGTTCGCACCAAACACCCTGTAGCCCTTGTACATCTGATATAAAGCGTTCCATTGTATTCATAGCTTGTATAGCTAGATTCATTGCTTCAATATCATTATTTTCCGAGCGTGCAATGAGTTGTAATCGTGTATATCCATTACCACCTGCTAAACGGATACAAACACACGGATACTCAGCATCATCAGGAAACTTATTACCATAACATTTCATACCATGTTGTTCTATTAATCTCCGAACATGTGGTACTGGATTTACATAAGAACTCACGTTTCATCACTCTCTTATTTAGAAAATATTTGTATAACTGCTTTTTCACCTGCTGCATGCATATCTGCTTCTGCGTTATCTAAACCGCGCCCTATGATGTTATACCGTCTCTCTACATGATGAGCATACGGTACAGCAGTTCCAGTTTCTAATTTGGTCATATCGCGCGTTTCAGTAAGAATATTTACAATATCATCACCGTTTGGTTTAATCGTCCCTCTACCTGTTTTATTCGTAGCAGGGAAATCTGTTCTTTCACTAATTGAATTGACATAACGAGATGAATCTACATGATCCTCATCTACAGTAATCCGCTTAGCTTCTGTAGCGAACGGTTCTCTAGCAGCTTCTACACAGGCTTTCCGCGCTTCTTTTAGCTGTGATGTAATCAAACCTGTATTAAATTGATGAGTAACTTTTAATTTCATTACTTTTTCACCTGCTCCAGATCAATTTCGTAATGATGAATTGCTTTTCTTCCGTACGCACGATTCTTCTCAGGAATAATAAAAACCCCCGATAACACAATGTCATGCGGAGGTTTCTTCATTCGTATATCCTTAACTTGAACAGCAGCTTCTATATCTTCAGACGGAAGCAGAAATAAAATGTTCTTCTCGACTATATCTATACTTTTATTAGTATTCTCTACTTTTTTTCGTATAGTATCCATGCGACACGGAACATTATGTACCTCTTGATCCTGGTACTTATTACGGCCGTTTTCATCTTGTCCAATAATAACTCCCTTTTTCACAAGCGTACAGCTATGTATAAGCAGTCTTTTAAAAGATCTACTCGCCATAGTTACACCCTCCTTAATCGTAAGGCCACTGTTCCCTGCTTCTTCTTATCCTTAATCCATTTGAATAGCAAAGACCTTACATCAGGCTTTATATAGCCATTTATTTGCTCAGAATAGTTTCCTATACGTTGCGACTGTACATCTTCAACGGATGCTTCATCAGAATTTACAAGTGCATGGTATTGAGCTAACTTACAACATGCAATTTCAACTTCTTCAGGAACAGTAGGGTACGCACTCTTATCTTGAAAATCAATAAATGTTAATGAAAAGATGTCATTTTGAGCTTCTACAATATCCATTTGAAGCAGTTTAGGATCTCGCTGCTTCACTTCATCGAATATAGTGTACTCTACTAATCGATCTGGAGAGATAATGGGCATATTACGCCTCCTGCTCCTGAAGCTCAAGAATTAAAGCGATACGCTCATTTTCATTTTTAGTATCTTTAATAAGATCTCCCTGATTTAAAGAACGAATAATTTCTTCCTGCTCCGCTTTAGAAAGCTTTTTTAACATAGATTCAGTGTATTTTTCATCAATTAAAAGGGAAGGTGCGACCTCTGTCTCACCTTCCCTAACTGCGAATAGCATATTATCTTTCAAGTAATCGTATGTCTCTTTCTCAACAACTTGTTCTACACCGTCATTAAAAATATGGCCATCAACTGTATATGTCTTGCCACCTACTAATTTAGCAAAATACAAGACTATTCACCTCACTCTTTTACGTTGATAATTTTCGCTACTGCATCTTCTTCCTCAAATTTAGCATCGATTTTTGCAGTTAATACAATAATGAATTTTCGCTCACGAATGTCTTTATCTACTTCAATGCTAATTTGACGACTCATACCTGTTAAGATATTTTTCGGATGAGTAAGAATAATATCAGATACAGTGTTTTCAGCAGCTGTATACGGCTGTAACATAGCAATACCCTGTACCGGAACACCATAAGCGGAAGGTAAACCACCGTTGATTGCTGCGTCTCCTAATGCAGTTTGACGATTAGACATAGCATCTAAATATTCAACTTCGATTCCTTGTGAAGTGTAGAATCTCCAATCTTTCTTATTACGTAAATATTTAGCAGGAACAGCTTTGTAACCGTGTTTGAATACTTCTTTCGCAAAGGCCGCTCCTTTATGATCCACGATGTGCGATGTAGCTTGTTTACGGATACCATTGAGTAAAGCTAAGTATGGATCGCTTGAAGAAACGTCACCATTTACAATTAACTCTTCCCAGTCAAGAGCAGCACGTTCTGCAATCATTTGCATAAGCGTATCCTTCAATTTGCCTTTTTCAATGTTGTTTTCCAGCGTATCGTACGTGATATTAACTTCTGCAATTACTTCTTTTGCTTCTAATTTCACTGTACTAGTTTGAGGTACAGAGCGATCTTTATCTGCTAATGCTTTACCTTCAACACCAGGACGTAAAATTCTTGAGCCGAATCCTAGTTTCTCAACCTTACGAGAATCTGATTCCATAGGGACAAATCGTGAATCTTTAATAATTGTTGGTGCTGCTTGTACCATCTTTAAGAAAGCGTTGGATTGCTCTGTGTTTAATCGGCCACCTGCTGCTAAATCAGATAGTGTCATAGCTGCTTTTTCGATAATTTTATTGTTGTCTAACATATAGTGAATTCCTCCTTATATTGGTGTATTAAAGTACGCCATCCCATAGGGAATTGGATTTTTGAATCTCTTCTTCATGTTTTTCTTCTTGTTTAGAAATACCGCGCGCAGTTTCAATAACTTCTAATCGTTTTTCAATCGGCTCTACAGCTTTTTGCACCGCTGCAGTAACAGACTTTACAATCTCATCATCTTTATTTCCTTCAGCTGCAGGTGGTACCTCTTCACCAGATTTCTCTAGCTTTTGTAATCGCTCGTCAAGTGGCGCAATAGCATCTGCTACAGCCTTTGTAATATCTTCTAATTTCAATTCGTCTTCCTCCTTATCGCTTACGCGGTCGATAATATTTTGTAATGCTGTTTGAGCGGTTTCGATATCTGCCATAGAAGCAGCGCTAACTTTTCTTCCTGCTTTCTCAATCTCTTCTGTAAGGGTAGTAGCAGGCTTCATTTCTAGCGCTTTGACAATGGCTACATCGCCACCGTCTCGTATTTCTTGAATAATTTCTGTGAAGTCTTGAATAGCTTCCAGTAAGCGTTCGAAATCAACTGCTTCATTGGTATAGTTCTCCCATCTGGAACTGAAATAAGCATTCTCCATGCTATCCCAAGCAGCCCATACATTACGCATTTGCTGATTTCTAGCATAATTATCTCTTACTTCACCTTTTTCGATAGCAGCTGTGTTTTGGCCATTAAAAAAAGCCCCCATATGTTTCATAAAGGACTTAATAATTCCATCTTCTGATTTCGATACTTCTTCTTGATCTTCCACTTCAGCTGTTCCGGCCATACTATAACCGGTGATTTCACCTTTTTGGATTTTCTCCCATACTTCATCACTAGCCTTAGTAGCAATAACCCATGATCCTTTTTGAATAGTGGTACCGTTGATTTCTAAATCATCCGGAGCAATATAACTTTCCACTATTTCACCTGCTCCTGCTGTAAAATCATGCTGAGTATCAATATTTTGAGCCTCTTTCATAAATTCATGAGCAGCTTTTTCGATTTCTTCTGCAGTCATGAAATCATTATGAGCATCTGCAACACCAGGTTCATATACGACACCATAAACTAACTTCTGTTCGTCTTCACTTTTCGTTATAATGTCTACTTGCTTTTGGAATGTAGGTTTTTTATCCGCCGATTTAGTTAAGAAAAACTGTTTTTTATTCGCTGCCTTATCTACATAAGAAACATGCGTAATTTTTGCATTTTTCAATTCTCGTACTGTCATTTTCTCACCTCCTTTCAATCTTTAATGAATAGACCTGTCAGTAATCCGAATGTATACGCTACTACAAATAGCGCTGCACCCGTCAAAACTTCTTTTTCATATTCACTTAATAAGCTTTTTTTCATTTCCCTCATTTTCCTCATTTTTTTAATCTCCTTTCAGCAATATACTGCTGTCTTAGAGCTTCTTTATCTTCTTTACTTAATACAATTGTAAGTCCATCTATTACAGGGAATATAACGCAATGGCAGTGCATTCTTTCAGCAGGACTTAATTTCGGTTCCCGAGGAAACATACACGTTTCATCTGAATCTTCTATTTCAAATTCTTCATCGACAGGTATTTCCAATCCGTCCATTCTTTGATGATTTCCACGTGGATTCCCTTCTTGCCGATCTGTATGTACCCACATCTTCCCTGTAACTGCCGGGCTTTGTCCGTAACTCTCTTGTTGAGCAATACTTAAAGCCGTCAATACCTCGTTTTTAGCTATACTGGAAGCTCTGCCTCTGCTAAATACTCGTAGGTCCTGTAACGCCGTTATTAACGCTGAAACCGTTAAATTTCCTGTTATCGCAACTGAAATAGCACCTAATATACCATTTCTCGTAGCAAGAAAAATAAAGGCAGCTAACGTCACGCCCCATTCTGTAACATCGGCTTCGGTTTGCTCTGATAATTCTTCAAATAAAATATCAGGATCCAAAGATTCCATAATGATCTCACATAAGGCACTGATAATAGGAAGCAGGACCTCGTTTGATAAATTGGTCATATCACTTTCGAATGTATCATTTATTAATAAATCCTCTTCAAAAAGAGTCAGAATCTCCTCAGAAACAATATCTTCTGTTCCATATACGCTTAAAGCTTTACAATAATACTTCATTTGCTTCCGGAGCAGCTTGGCCAACTTCTTTTCGTACTCTTCCATGAATCCCTGCAGACTGTCAGACCCAGGCATATCATCAGGTAAATCATCTGATATATTCCCGTCAGTATCCGCTGCTTTCAATATTGCATTTAGTACGTGCAAGGCGCGATTTATTGACTCCATTTATCTCTCACGTCCTCTAATGCATCCCTTACTCCTTTTAATAAATCTACAACTGTAGGATCAAATGATTTCGTTATAGTTGTTGGAGCAGGAGCTACCGTAATAGGATTAAGTGCTTTATTTGGTCCAGCTATTAATTGGAACGGTTTTTCATCTGCTCCATCGTAAGTAAGTGGCTCCAATTCTTTCCCTAAAATTTCTCCTACTAAATCGCGTGGATCATTAGGAGTTAGCGAACCATTATTGATTAATGGTATTAATGCTTTCGCTTTTTCGATTGGATCAGAAGTATTAGGCCCTTTTAATGAAATGGAAACATAATGTATTTCTAACGCCTGGCAGAATAAAGTTGTTAATTTCCCGCCAACTATATTACGCTGTGGTCCAAATACCTGCTCTTCTGTAACTTGTTTAGCAGTCTGTGCAGTTGATTTATTATAATCCTGAGACTCACCTGTATATAGCGGTGGTAACCTAAACGCAGATCGTAACTTATCGCGCGTCTTTGAGTCGTATTCTAAGAACAATGCATCTTGTTGTAGCATTTCTGCCAAAGATTTTATTTGTACTTTTACAGGCGTTATATCTTCCTCACCACGCATCTTTTCCTGATCTAAACCCTCTGCTTCTAATAACAAGAATTGATGTGAGTTTTCTACGCCTTGTACATCTTTCATATACTCCTGTACAGCATTATATGAATCATCGGTTAATTGTCCGTTTTCTACAACAATAGCAGCAGGAACATGGCGTCCTTGTTTAAAATAGTAGTAATTTAATTCTTCTGCTTTTCTAGCACCAAATAAAGAAACAAGGTGGCCCAAGTATCTAGGCTTACCATATGGAGTAGGACCTATCTTTAACTGTACAACTTCCGTTGCTTCATCTTCTTCATTATGATCGGCTGTAAATTCACCTGTTTTCGAATTCATAAAACGTGGATCACCGAACTCTTTAAAGAATGTTTTGTTTCCATTTTTCAATTGAACAAACCGACGAAACTTTTTAGGGACTTTCATTTTTACAGGCTTATTCTCACGCATCACAACAAACGTCACATCTACAGAAGCAGTATACTTTGTTACCCGTACATCCTCACATTCCATATATATAATAGAACAAGGCTCTCCTGATCCGTTCCGTAATACTTCCATATAACCAGTTCCTGTCTTCTCCATGTCCGCTAAAGACCAGGATAAGATTGTTTCTGGTGTTTCATCAAAACTAAGATATTTTAAGAAGAATCTTAATTTTTCCCACTCTACATCTGCTTTCTTTTGAATTTCAGTTTTGGCCGCTCGATAGTCAAAAGAATACTCCGGTAGTAATCCAAACCCAGATATATTAGTAGTCATCGCTTCTACACATTGCTGTAAAATACTTGAGTACTCCGCTATATTTTTCAATTCTTTGATATTATGGGGTGGCGGTATAATACCATCTGTATCATACATGCCACTAAACGCATCATCATATATTTGTTTAGTAGTAGATGAAGCACCTTCCACTTTGATTACCGTTGTCCTCACTTTACTCACGCTGATTTACCCTCCCTTCCTTTTCTTTTTCGTTGTGGACGTTTCGAACGATCTCTAACTTTTGGATAGAATGGTGCAAACGCCATTACTACGGCTTCTGCTCTGTCGGGCGATTTTAATCCCCTGTCTTTCATAGCCTTTTTAGGTTCTATTTTTATACGTCCATCACTATTAATTTGATATTTCCGTACGGATAATTGAGCAATTAAATCTTCATCATCTGGTATAGATACAAATTCAAGGCAATTATCTTTGAAATGCCCATACATAACACTGACAATACAGGCATATTCCGCATTACCCTTAGATGCAAAGTTAATAGGTATTACATCAATTGGATAATCATTTTCTGCTACAACTTCTTTTAAACGGTCCGTAACACCGCCACCAACACCTGTATCATCTATTCGTATTGGTATACGTTTTCCGGTTCGTTCACACCATGAGAAGTACTTCTTCGCCTCTTGCACTAACAATCCAGAAACATACATCGTATCTCTTTGATGATGCACTTGCAGCGGCAGCACCTTCCATCCTCTTCTCGTTGCAATAATAGTTTCATCAGATCCAAAACGCGCAACGTCACAGCCGATTTCTACAACTGCAGTATCAGGAATGATTTCTTTTACTGTAGATTCTTCTTCCTCATTCTCAATAACCTCAATCTTGTATACTTCTCTCATCCGTGCTGCTTCTGCAGTTTCTAGTGAAATAAATGCATCTGCTTCACCACGAGGGAATTCGCCCTCTACACGAACCCGATATACATCTGAACCTTCTCCATACTTTTTCTTAAGCATTTCAATGTTCTTTTTACTCGTCCGTGGCGAATCTTCACTAGATACTTTATGAGATTTATACAATGATCTGTCTTTATTATGAGAATCAAAAAAGACCCCACTAGTTTTAGTCGGGTTACCACACATAAATAATTTATTTTCCGAACCAGATAATGTACCAAGAATAGCTTCCATAATATCATCTGCTATACCAGAAGCTTCATCTGCAATAAATAACATGTAGTCTTCGTGGAAACCTTGCATATTTTCAGGACGTGTAGCCGTTTTTGCAGTAGCAAACCAACGATCTTCGAAACCTTTCATATAAATCTTAGTTTTCGTCCACTTAAGCAGGTCTTTCACTTGAGAACTATTAAGCCATTTTGCAATCTCTGCCCATAGCACATCATATAATTGTTGTTTGGTTGGAGCAGTACATATTATCTTCGGATATGGTCTGCAGCAAAGGAACCAAATACAAATCCAAGACTCCATTGCCGTTTTTCCCACACCTTGGCCAGAACGTACACTCACATGCGAATGGTTCGCTATGTCATTAAGTACTTCTTTTTGCCACGGATCTGGTTCAACGCCAAGAATATCCTCTACAAATGCCATCGGATCATCTACATATATTTCTAGCAGTTGCGTAATTATATCTTGCAGTACTTCTTCCTCTGTTGTTATATCATTAGAAATTGACATACCATCAATCCATTGCACCACTAACGAATTCTTGCGTTGTGTCTGCTGCTACCAGTTCGACATTCAGCCTCTTCCAATAACTCTCATCATGGTTATATTTTTTCAAATGATCTGCACACCAACCACGCTGCTTGTAAAACTTCAATTCTGATTCATATTCTTCATTTCTAGCTTCCTCTTTAAATTTCGATTCAGCCAGTTCTTTTGCCCTATGCTCATTTTCCGCAATTACATATACATGTACTGCACCGTATCCCATAAACCCGTTGGTTACACAATATAGATTCATAACCATTCGTTTATGTTTATATCGTTTTCTCTTCATCATTACACCTCGCTAATACTTTTCTAGGCATACAAGTTTCGTGTGGAGAAATTACACCATCAATTTCTAAACGATCAATAAGAAATGCTGCCACTACATAACCCACTTGAAATTCTCGATCTATTTCATAAAGTGAGGTTGTTTCTGACTGCATTACAAAACATTTCACCTTTTCATAGTAATAATCCACTAAATTATTTGTAACTTTTATTGTAATCATTTCACAAACCTCCCTCACTAAACAAAATAATAATTGCGTGTAATTTATATTACACGCTATAATGTAGATAATAGCTGACATAACAATGCAGGTTTACCAATTATATACCTGCATTTATCTACCAAAAAATGTTGCGTGTAATTAAAAGGAGTGTTTTTATGCATATACTAGATTCATTTATCAATCACGAAAAAGAACATGGAAAAAGCCCCGAAACAATTCGCGGCTATCATTACAAGCTGCTTCACTTTGAAAAATGGCTAGGAGCAGTCGAAACTAATCTATATGAATTTTCTCGTTCGGATGTTCAACAATACTTAGATGACCTAACTTCACAAAAGAAAAGTGCATCTACCATTAATGGCCATTATGCTGCAATTAGATCATTTTCTCAGTTTGCTAAGAAAACAGATTGCATTAAAGATATTCGTATAGTTAAAGCACCTAACTTATATCGTGAAGCTCCAGTTGCATTAGAACGAAAAGAAGTACTGCGTATTTTAAGAGAAGTAGACCGCAGCGGTAATAAACGTGATAAAGCTATTCTTCTAACCTGCGTATACGCGGGAATTCGAGTAGCAGAAATTGTATCACTCGATATAGATGATATTAGCTTTTCTGAAAGACAAGGTACCCTCCGTGTGAGACAAGGTAAGGGAAATAAAGAACGTATCATTCCATTACATAAAGAAGCGCGTTATGCTATCTCTGATTATTTAAAAACTAGAGAGAGCACAGCAGCCGCTCTATTCCTTAGTAACAGACAAACACGTATTAGCAAAAGAACGGTTCAACATATCTGTAATAAATACGGTGTGAATCCTCACCAATTTAGGCATACGTTCGTTACTGATCTTGTTGATGCTGGTATCGATGATAAAACTATACAAACCCTAACTGGTCATGAAAGTCCTGCAATGATTACTCGTTACCGCAGCGTTAGACCAGAAGACAAACAAAATGCCATTGAAGCATTGTATAGGGACCGTGATTAAGCGATTAGGATTCTTCCCTTTTCGCTTTTCTTTTTGCAAATATACTTTCCAAACTTCCTGCCCAAGCTTTCGTTTGTTGTTGTTGATTTCCTGCACTGCCTTTTTCCTTTTCCCACTTCTCTTCTAAAATAGCGAGCTTTCTTTCTTCAATTTCTAATTTTCGCGGCGTCGTATTAGCTAAAGCGTCTAATTTCTCGACTGCTTTTAACTTTTTATCTTGAATACGCGTCAACGCATCTTCATGCGCTAAGACTGCAGCTATTCGATCGCCTTCAGTTTCTTCTATAGATTGCTCAACCATTTCGAATTCTTTAACAGTCATCGTTTTATATTCACCACTTGGTAAATCCTCAACTTGTATCTGTCTTTTTACAGGTGTACGCTCCTTTACGATTCGCCTTTGAACAGGCGTTAATCCTTCACGTAATGCCTTTATACGTTTCATGATGAACATCTCACGGTACGTGTACAACTGAATCGCATCGATAAGCTCCTGTATAGGATCTATTTCTTCAATTTGGAGCAGCTGCCTTTCTTCTTCATCTAAGGCATCTTGCCACAAACTACGATACTCTCCTGTTTTCACCGCGTTCCCATTACGCAATGGAGCAGCGCCACCCTTGTTTCCTACAGCATTTTTATTACCTGGTTTACCACCAGGACCACCCCTATTACCTACAGCATTTTTATTACCTGGTTGGGCGCCTTTTGATTTAGGAGCGTTCCTTTTGCTAATAGGAGCGCTCTCTTTTGATTTAGGAGCGTTCCCTTTCAATTCTTCTTCCCATTTATCCTGAGCTTTCCATTTACGAATCGTATTAGCAGGCACTCCAATTTGTTTTGCAATATTTACTAATTTATTTTCGTTACCGCTTTTTTCATTATCAATCCATATTTTTTTAGCTTGATCCCGTCTAGGATCTCTTTTTCTAGCCATCTCTCATCTCACCACCTCCTCACCAGAATTCGAGTTCGAGTTTGTTTTTCGTGTTTTCAGTGAATTTATACCTACTCTTTATGTGCTCATTGTTAAAAAATCATCTATTGCTTTCTCAAGAGCACTCATAGCAGATTCCCTTTTTTGTTTAGGAGTGGTATTGTCTTCCATTTCATTTATAATTGAAATTACTTGATCTAATTTCTCCGGAGCAACTAGTTCAGTTACTTTCTCTGCTCCTATCATTGAAATAAATGTCCCTATAACTACTGTTTGTTCAAGTTTAGTTAATTTCATTATTTTCCCTCCCCAAAATAAAAAGAGCCCTAAAGCTATAGGGCTCTTTTCTGTTTAATATTCATTTGGGTGTTTATACCTCTTTGAACCAATAGCACTTTAATGCAGGCTGGCTATTAGCTCAAAGAGAGACAAAAGCCTCTCCTGTTAGTTGCAGATAATCATGATCCAGGAATGTAATTAACGACGAAATAACTTTGTGAGTAGTTATTATAAATTAAAATCGTGAAAGCATAAATGAATGAGCATCATATCCTAACGCTTTGAAATCAAGAATTGCAAATTCATTTAATTAACAACCACCATTTTTAATCCATATAATACGACGTTAATACACCTTTCAAATTCTAATACATAAGCCTGAAGGGGATTTCTCGCTACTATATCGGCCGACGCTCCAACATAATAGCATTCTAAAATAGTACAAGATGGCATTTTGTAACATTTGAGAGCAAGAAGGGGACGTTCTCACTCTCAATAGGATACAAAATCATTTTTTTGAAAAGGAGCTCCATTATGAAGCTCCTCACCGGTTTTTGTACTTCTCGCATAATATAAAGGGCAGATAGAGTAGAGGGTACAGGGTTACGCACCCTCCATATATTCTTTAAGAGTATATTCATAAAAAGAATATATGGAGAGGCATGTGAATGTTCTATTAAGCAAAAAACCACATCCTCAAAGGTTCTGGAGGGAACCAAGTAGCAAACAGTTCGTCTTCGTAAGCTATTTTCTCTACAATATCATAATAACACATTCACAATGTATTCTTTAAGCATATTTTCTGCTGTTTTTCTGCATTTAAACTGTAAATAAAAAACACCCCTTTAATTTGGAGTGCTTTTATCCTTCTTCAGATATTTTAATTGCCTTAAGTTAACGGCCAATTTATAAAATGCATCTGATTGAATATTATAGAATGTACGCTCTGATACATCTAAGAAATCCTCGTAAATCTCTTTATCTATGTAATCCTCAAAGTCGAGGTATTTTTTCACGATTAATGTACGTTCCCGTTTACTTAAACGATTTACCGCACGCATTATCCTACCCATAAATTTTGTACGTTTATCATTCTCTTCCATATTACGAATGACCGTATCTTCTGTACTGCTATGAAATGCATTTGAAAATGTTGGTGGAGCAATACTAAAATTTGGCGTGATCTTGGGCAAATTCTCTTCTTCCATCTCGTACATATACATTTTGTATTGATATAATTCTGCCTCTACCGCTTCCTTTGTAGCATCTCTATCAATTTCCTTTAACATAGAAGAAATTGATTTCTTTTTTCGTACTCTTCCTATTCTCCCAGTTTCATTTACGCTCATTTCTAATATTGCCCCTTTCTCACTCTCTATCTAATTACATTGATTGTTTTACCGCTATATCGCGGCTTATACGCACCCATTAGGTATTTAAGATCATGTTCTGTTAATGTTTCCTTTTGAAGTTTCTTTTTCTTTCTATTTCTCTTTTTATTAATCACTCCTGATTTCATACAGCTTACCTCTTCCCCTTACGATTTTTTTATTTATGTAGTCCTGCTGTACTTCCCTCTAATACCGTATCGTTTCTTAAATAACTCTAATTTCCTGTGGTCCCATCCCCACATTTCCCTAATGCTGTTCGCACTATGTCCTGCTGCAATTAATCTTTCATAATCTTCCCTTGTGTGAGTTGGCCGCTCTTTTTTCATTTTCTGTAATTCTTCATAACTTAACCTGTACTCAATTAACTCGCCAGGTAATCTATCAATATCTTTCGCAAAACGCATTGGACCTAATTGACGTGTAGACTTGTTACCTTTGTAGAAAAGGACCATTATCGATTTCTCCGTTTCCATTTACTCCAATTACGCCGCTGCGTCTTCTTTTTGTTATAGGATAATTTACGATTAATAGAATAATTACTCTTGGATTCTATAGATGTCATGGCATTTTCCACCACTTCTTTTACAACCTTTACATACTCACTAAATGGAATGCTCTCACCAGTAGTCTGTTTCTGAATGTTGACAGGACCTTTATCCGAATCCGAAAAATGCACACTATCTTTAGGAATTACCCGCTCTGTCTCCTCTTCATCTGTTCTATCTACAATGATCGTACTAGCAGCTGCATGTACTTCTTTGGGTTGTGACATATAGTTAACGATTGCTTTTCTAATTGATCCAATACTTTTTGTAACAACTGTTATTAATCTATTCATACCCATTCACCTTTCTATTAAGATTTTTTATTATTAGTTTGCTAACTGTTCATATTCCTCAGCAAACATGAAGATATATCCACCACTTGTCCTAGACTTATGATTACAATTATCTAAAACTGCTTGATAAGAAAGGAAACATCTTCTGCCCGCTTCACGTGCTGATCTAAATTCATCAATAACTTCTCTTGTAGCCATATCCAATTGAATAACAGGTTTTCCCTTCGATTTTCCTCCTGTTATTTTTCCGCGTTTTTCTTTTGAAACATATTCAAGGTTACCAGCGAAAGTATCTGTTTTGATGCCATTTTTAACACGTAATACTTCTCCTGGTTGTGGTGCTTCTAAAAAGTGCAGAGCAACCAATGTTGCCACCCTATAACTTTTGTACTTACCGTTGTACTTCACTTTAATTCCTAAGTAACCCTTACCGGTTGGAAATGGTAGTAAAAACCATGTTTTCTTTTTTCCTATCCGCTTAAACCGTCCATAATTAGAAATAAGAAACTTACCTTCAGAACCCTCAATCGGTTTCCATACCTCATTATCAAATATTTCTTTTGCGTACCATTCCTTCCGCTGCTGTGCAGTTACAGTATCTTTTACAATGTAGCAGCCGATACTCCTGATTCTCCGACCTCTTGATTTTGCACTCATAAGAGTACTTATAGATAATCCTGTGAGTTCTACCAGGTATTCATAAGTAGTTTCCGATAAAACATTAGTTCTTGGATCGTACAAAAGAACCATATCTCCATCCTCCTACCAAAATAGCGTTTTTATAAAAAACTTTGCACCCTTAAATCAGACAAGCATATATTATTGTATGGGGCACTCCAGTCCATACGTTCAAACCTTTTAGGCTAAAAGCACACTTATATGTGTGCTCTTTTTTATTTACTTTCAAATAAAGTTTTCGTTTTATTTCTCCCAAGGCGCTCTATTCATTTATTGTTGGTTTCGAAAAATACTTTTCACCTTTTAACTGGACAAGCATATGTTATTGTATGGAGAAACTCTCCACTCATAGAAATCTACCTTTCTTGTCCAAGAGCACAATATATATGTGCTCTTTTTTTATGTCTAAATAACGTTTTTGTCTTACTTACTGCCTTTACCAAAACACTTATATCCGATTTTACGCATTAATGAAATTTTATTATTAGCTACATACTTAAAGTTCTTATGACCCAATTTAACCATTTGTCCATTTCTTGTATGTCTCATCCGTTCCATTCCCCTCCAAAACAACGTTTTTGTATTAATTAATTCCTTGCAATGCTTGCATTAGCCCAAAAAACAGCTTCTTCGAGTTTTGTTAAAGCTAATGATTTCTCGCGACTATTCGGACATGATCCATCAATCAAATTTGCGAAATGTAAAGCTTCATTTCTAATATCTACAAACTTTTCTATTTGTCCCTCTTTTGGCGGATGATAAGTAAAATTCTTTTTAATTTGTTCTTTCATAATTTGTAGCTCCTTTTTCAAAATAAAGATTTT